TCGGTGTTACAGAAGCACCACAGCTCATTGGCTGTCAATGTCAAGAAGATGTCTGCGACCTACAAGCGCCGAGGGATCAAGAAGATTCCTGGTACCCGTCAGAAGGATGGCAGCGTCCAGGTGCCCGTCGTGGAGTCCAGGCTCCGGGACCCGGATGGGTGGGCGTCAGTTGGTAAGTTCGAGCTCAATAGGAATACAGCTACTGCCAATATGCTCTTGGCACAGCCAATTGATCTCTACAGTACGGGAACCAATAACCGGATTGCTTCGGTTGCTGGGGTGAACTTGGATTTGACCAACTTCAATTCCTACACCCTAGTGGGAGATGGGCAGCTCAACCTGCCAGCCCTTCCGATGCGAACCACTGACAAGAGGTGCTTCAAGGACCTCAAGGATATTGGGCTTGTGTCAGGGGAGTACACCCCGGGAGCTGAGTTCGATTTGGACCTGTCCAAGCTGCCACTGGTGGACTACGACATGAACTACAACAGTGGGATTGACAAGGGCACTCTTCAGGATTTGGCAAAGATGACGGTTCTGTCCAAGATCCTGTCAGAACTGGTCAAGGGGGAGTCCACCTCCCTGACGACCCAACAGGTAGCAGAGCTTAAGGCCCACCACCTGTCTGCCTCCCTGAACTTCTCTCCGCCCACGACCAATGAGTATTCAGATCTGGCCGATGCCATGGCAACTGGCAAGGTGGATACACGGCTGTCCTACAAGATCAATGTGGGGGTGCCAGAGTTGACATCGGTGTCCAAGCTCAAGTCAGGGAATGAGTACCTCCAGAGGCGGTTCACCCTGGGGGTTGCCGGAAAAGCAGTCGAGAAGGCGACTGTAGGGCAGCTTCTGACCCCCAAAGCTAAGTGGGACATCAAGAAGCTTTCATCTAAGACTGTGTTGGATGCAGTGGATACTCTCTCCTATCCCATTTACGAGGGGGTCCTCGGGCTGGGGGGTGGTGCAGATGTCAAGACTGTCCTCAAGGTGGCCGGTGTCACTGACCCGGACACCTTCCTGAAGACTCTCCATGGGGGGGACAAGGATGCCATCGTGGCAGCAGCTACAGATGCCAACATCCAAGTCAACAAGGCCATCGAGGGTATCTATGATCGGGTTCGGCCACTGGCCTTCTACGTCGGGGCAACCGGGCTGGTTCCAGATTCCCTCAATGCCAAGTCCATGACGGCCGAGCAGTTCGCCACCGCCTACCCGAATGCCAAGCTCTCCAAGGACGAGACTGAAGAGGGTACCTTCTTTGTCCTGCCTGATGGGGTGGTCATTACCGTCTACGTCAAGGGCGAAAATTTCACTCGAAACTAGCCCAATCTCGGTATCCCACCTTTAAGCCATACCTCATATGGCCGACCCGGTTTCCCCCTCCATACCACGTATTGTTGAGGCGTTTCAACGCCAGCACAGACAGCGAGGTATGGCACGGACGCAAACTAAGCGAAACTACAGGAAGAATCGGGTTAAGAACCTTCAACGGTCCCGCAAGCGGTATCGCCGGATGAAGAATAATCCGATGTTCAAGCGGAAGCAAAAGCTTCGGCGCCTACATCCAGAGCGGTTCCATAGGATTATGGGGTCCTTGTCTGTTCAGATCCCATTCTGGTCCCACAACTGGGGGGATGGGGTTCTGACGGGTATTGAGGGCCAGGAGGTAGTCTATTGCCTGCTGTCAGAGCCTGAGGAGGACCTGAGGGCTGACTATGAGGACTTCCTGAAAGATGTGTACTTCCTGGAGCCACAGGATATTGAGACCTTCTTCGCCCTATTGGATGACGAGGCTGGGTTGGACATTTCCGAGCGGGTGGTTTCGGACATGATGTCGGAATTCAATGACCCTCCTATTAATATAGAGGGATGGGACTAATGGCACCTCCTGCAAACCAGTCGGTCAATTGGGTAGACCTCGGGTTCAAATTCCTGTCTATCCTGATTATCCCCATTATGGCGATGGGTATCTCCGTGTACACGGATGTCTCGGTCCAGAAGGAACGAGTTGCCCAGGCCCAACACCGTCTGGACGAAAACCAACAACAGATTGAGGCCATCACGTCCAGGGTTAATCAGGTGGCGATCACAGCGACCGACACTAATGCCCAAATTCGGGAGCTTCGCACAATCCTGGAGTTCATTCGGGAGCGGATTGCGGCTGACACACGTTCTGGAGTACGTCAATGACTTTCCATGGTAAAACAACATTGGGGATACTTTTTTCCCTGGGTGTGATCCTTTCAGTGGTTTCCGTGCCCATGTATGCCACTTCTCGAAGTGCAGATGCCTCCAGTCGGGTCCCACAAGTTCGTTCCGATGACGCAATGCGAGAGAATGTGGTGAGGCTAGATCAGGTGACCCGGGATCAGAGGGGCCAAGTCGCTGGGCTCAGAGCAGAGATTTCTGATCTTTCCATTCGTATGCGGTGCTTCAGAGGCTCTTTTCGGGGTAAGGTGCTGGTAACCGCAAACGCGGTAACACCACCCGAGAGGAATGAAGCCGATGACGAATGCTACGGAACTGAACACAGAAGTTACTGAAACGCCCGTTGAGATAGAGATGAAGTTGAGCCCAGAGGAAGTTAGCTCGCTAGTTAACTTCCACAAGGAAGCCCAGGAACTGGTTTCCATAATTGGGCAAACAGAAGTTCGCAAGCAACGCCTGATTGTCCAGCTGGGTGGCATTGAGGACCGTGCTCAGCAAGTGATGAATGGGGCGGGAGCCCGGTTGAAGATTCCAGCTGGTACCCCCTGGCAGATGTCCCAGGATGGCACTGTCGTGATTCTGGATCCCAAGACGGGCCAGCCTGTCACAACGGTGACCCAACCCTCCGCCTCGCCTCCTGTCATTCAGCCTTAGGCGGTATTCAGGCTCTAGTCCGTTAGTCATGGGACCCCTATGACCGAAGGATGGATAGCAGCCCTATACCCCTCTCCACCAACCAATGTGTTGGTAGTATCCCCCTTTGAAAAGGGGGTTCTGGACATCCGTTGGGATGACCCCTCTCTATTGGGGGCCAACTCCGGGTGGTCCGTTCTGGGGGTCAACGTATATAAGTCTATTTCTTCAGATCGTGGCCCGTTCCGGAGGTTGAACTCCTACCCGGTGAGTGGGTCCTTCTTCAGGGACTTCACTGATGTGTCTCTGGTAAGTCTGGAGACCATTCTGTGGGATACAGGATGGCAAGCAAAGGGGGATGCTGCCAATCTGGGTCGGTGGACCCTAAAGACTAGATTGCCAATCTACAAACCACGCACTCAAGGGGTCCTGGCCAATGCCCCACAGGACGTTCAGGTGATGGTGGATGGGGTCCAGGCTTGGGTGGTAGATGTGTTTGGGCCGACTGGGGAAGTCACCCTGGATACTACGATTCAGATAGACCCCCAGAGTGACCGCTACGTGAGGGCACCACTGCCTATTAGTGTGGACAGCGTAGTAACTATCACCTATTACACGTTGCAAAATATCGTGTCTCCGGGGGTGGACAAGAAGTCATTCTACCGAGTCACAACTGTGGCAGAGGATGCCACCCAGCCCGGGGGCCTAGTAGAGACCCCCTTGAATGTCACGGCCCCAGCTTCCGATATGCAGATTGAGCAGCTGGACTACATCTGGCGGGAGGGGATTAGGAGGAATAGGTGGATTCTAGAGCAAGGTGGGGAACGGGTGAAGCTGTTTGTAATGAAGGTTAATGGGGTTCCCTGCTTGTGCCGATTGAATGAGGATGAGCGGTCTCGGACCTACAACAAGCAGCCCAGTAATCGGTGCACCATATGCTACGGTGTAGGATATGTGGGGGGGTATGAGGGGGGTTATGACATTATCATTGCCCCCGATGATGCTGAGAGGCGGATCTCACAGACCCCTACTGGCCGCAGGAAGGAACATACCTACGAAGTATGGATGTCTTACACCCCAATTGTTTCCCAGAGGGACTTCATTGTCAAGCAGAACAATGACCGCTATTCGATTGGTCCAGTCCGCAGGCCAACCAATCGAGGGAACGTGATGCAACAGCATTTCAACATCCAGTATTTGGACTCTCCAGATGTCAGGTATTCAGTGCCTATTGACGGCACACTAGTGTCCCCGAACCTGCCTTGGCCACAGACTCGGTACACGTATTCCCCTCTCCGGGAGACCTATGATGCTCGTGAGGATCCAGCATGGCCAGTTACGCCAGATGCTGCGTTGCCAATGGCTACGGATGAGGCAGGGGTAACGGAGTCCCTACAGGTCCGATTCAATACCGGGACCGGGGCTAACATCGCGGCGAGGCGACCCTAGTGGCGATCTCCAATAAGCCCAAAGGGAGGGCACCCAAGCCCTCTCTGGAAGATACCCTTAAGGCCGATCGTAGGGACCTTATGGTTTTTGGCAAGGCATGGGTCAAGTACATTAAAGAGGAAGCCCACAAGGATGCTGCAAAGAGCACATTCATTCCTAGGGACCAGGATTTCTACTCCAGTTTTTCCTACAAGGTAGAGGATGACATGGTGGTCATCTACTCGAATTGGGAGTGGTTGGGTATCATCGTAGAGGGGACGAAGGGTCCCTACAAAATGGCGTGGCTAACACAGGAGAAGGGGGTCAACAAGGTCCCGTTGCGGAATAGGGATGGGTCCATCTCGATCCGAACGGCCCCCTTGACCACGGCAACGGCTTGGATTCACCCCAAAATTGCCAAGCACAGCTTCATTCAAAGGGCCTTTCGACGGGCCAAACAGGAATGTGTCAAGAACTTCATTGGGCGAGCATTGCCAATGGCGTTCCAGAACCTTCGGTAAATCCACATGACTACAAATTCACCTGAAGTCACAATCACTTGCATTACAGATGCTGTCCATTTGAGGGACTTGGGGATCCATATGACTCGGGGATCCCGGGCCTATGTCTCCCTGACCGCAGCGGAGCAGTCTAGAGACCTGAAGAACGCCAAAATCGATGGAACCGTAGTAACCCAGACCCTTCGGTTTGCGGCCATACGGACACAAGAGAATGTGTCCTCAGATACGGTGACATCTCAGTCTCCCAGGGCCCGACCCGTGGTGCCCCAAGTTGTGGTACCCCCTCAGGTGGACATGACCCCTTTTGTGGGGGTTATGGGTGACTTGGTGGCAGAGATTAGGGGTCTACGTCAAGATTTGGCCAAAGCCCCTAGGGCGACTCCCGTGGATATGGGACCCGTCCTGGCATTACTGCAACAAGTGCAGGGGATGGGACCTATCAGTAAGCCACAGGGGGATAACAATGCTGGGGATGATGTGATGTTCATTCCTTCAAATCTGACGGGCAGTGGGACTCAAGATGTGTCTTTGACGGTATTGTCAGAGAGTGCTTCCGATGTCGGGGTATCCGATGCAATGGGTGCACTGAAGGCAGTACGGAAGAAGAGCCATGGCACGACCAAAGAATGACATCCTGGAGAGCATTGCAGGGGACCTGGGTGAAAAGACCAATTTATCCGCGGGTTTAGACGTGGGGACCATGAATATTGTGGCTGCCCGTCGTACGGACAAGGGCATTGAGACCCGCCGTATTCGGGATGCCTTCCTGGAGCTTCCTCTGGAATCCAAGAAGATGCTGAAGCTCGCTAACGTGAGCTATGTGGAGCGAGATGATGAGCTTCTGATTTTGGGGGATGCCGCCCTGGACACAGCCAACATTTTCGGCAAGGAGGCTCGTAGGCCCCTTGCCGCTGGGTTGATGTCCTCGTCAGACATTGATGCCATGGAAGTGCTAGGGCTCCTGATCAAGAATGTCTTGGGGGAGCCTAAGGTACCAAACGAGCATTGCTACTTCTCGGTTCCTGCCGCCCCTGTGGACCGTCCCGGACAGGATGTGATCTATCACCGTGGTGTCCTGGAGAAGATCGTTCGGGAATGTGGCTACACCCCTACGGCGGCGAATGAGGCCATGTCTCTGGTTTTTGCGGAGACAGCTAAGGAGAATTTCTCAGCAGTTGCCCTAAGTTATGGATCCGGTATGACAAATTGTGCTCTCGCAATCAACACGATTGAGGGGCTGTCTTTTTCGGTTGCCCGGGGAGGGGACTTTATCGACGCAGGGGCGGCAAAGTCCATTGGTGGCACTCAAGCCAGGATGTGTGCCATCAAGGAAAAGGGCATTGACCTGAATGCTCCTGTGGGCCGTGAGCAGGAAGCCTTGGTCTTCTATTTTCGGAACCTGATTGAGTACACCATTGATCAGATTGCTCTTCAGTTTCAGACCATTCAAGGCAGGTTTGCGCTTCCGAATCCCATCCCAATGGTCGTGTCGGGTGGCACATCCAAGGCAGGGGGGTTCCTGGAACTGTTCAAGTCAGTGTTTGACCGGAAGAGGAAGAAGTTCCCCATTCAGATCAGTGAGATTCGAGCAGCCAGTGACCCCCTCAATGCAGTGGCACATGGACTCTTAGTGCAAGCCAGCCAGGAATATTAAGTAGTCGAAACCTATGTACTTTTTTCTGTCCTCCGCCACGAAGAAACTGATTATCCGGAACCTTAGGGCGTACTGGTCTACACACCCAGAGTATCAGGATCTGGTTGACAACATCCAGGGTAAGTACTCTTTTGAGGAGCGCCCCCAGTATGGAATCATCGTCAAGACGGGATCTGCCAGTAAGGTGCAACTGTCTCCAGACAACTTCATTGGAGTGCAGCAGAGCCATGTGACCCTTGCCAAGATCCCAGGGTATCCCGGGTCCTCAGTGGAGTGGGTTCGAGAAGATGGCATAGCAATTGAGCAAAATGGAGCCCTGTTCCCGTCGGAACCCGGCATCTATTACTGTTCCGTTGAGGAGGGTCCTCAGCTCTTCATAGATCCCCTGTTGGAGGTACGGAATGAGCCTCTGTCCATGGTGACCAATGCCGAGGCAGTGCTTCAGCAGGTCCCATATCCAGGTAGCTTGAGGCTGTTTGAGCAGCCCAGTGGAAAGTTGCTCCGGCCGGAGACGGACTACACCATCGGTGAAGACGGGGTTACCATTTTGTTGCGGACCCCCATCGTGCGTGGGATCTCAATTGTGGTGGACTATAGATATCCTGGAACTGCCACTGGACCTTGGGATATTGAGACTTTGAAGGGGTACAACAAGCCTATTCCTGGATGTGTGTTGGTTTTCGGAAGGAAGCTTCAGGTAGGCGACCGGTTTGCGGTGCTGGTATCCCGTAAGAGGGAGGATGCCTGTCTGGAGTATGGCGGGCGGTGGGAAGTGTCTGTGGACATTGACATCATTGCCCGGGATGTGGAATCCCAGATGGAGATTGCGGACCAGACGGCCATGTACCTTTGGGCCAACCTCAGGCCCAATGTGGTGGATCAGGGGGTAGACATTTCCGATGTCACCATGAGTGGTGAGAGTGAGGAAGTCTATGATGAGAATGGGGATGACTATTTCTACAACTCCACCTTGTCAATGACCATGCAGACAGACTGGTTCCTGTTTGAGCCGATCCTCCCAAGAATTCTCTCCTATGATGAAACGGTAGCCACTCTTCCACCTGAGCTGACCTTGGCAGGGTTCCGGGATCCCTTCTTTACCACCAAGTTTGCCTACCCAACGGTGGCCTAACCGTGCCTACCTATCGTTTTCAATGCAATGCCTGCGGGTTGAGCTTCACAGCAAGAGCAGGGGCTGAGGTCCTGGAGTACAAGTGTGACTGCGGGAAGGTAGCTAAGCGAACACTGCCCCAAGGGATCCATGTCTCGGTGTCAGGTAACGTTCAGGGGCTAGGTCCTCCGACTACGGGTCTATCTGGGGTGGACTACAACTTCGACCGGGCGGTTGGGGAGTCATCCAGGAAGAACTGGCAGGGGATTGCTGCCAGACAACGGGACAAACTGGACGTGATTAGCGCCAACAAGGGGGCCACAGGGTTCGACCTGTCCAAACAAGCCGATGGTAGCTATCGGGTGATGGCCCCCGAGGAACGGGCTGCCAGTGAGCGATCCAGGGAATTCCACTTCAAAGTGTTAGACGCCCATCCGATTCTGAAGAAGGTTCCTTTCAAGTAGGGGTGCAAGTCATGGAAAAGTGTATGGTTTGTGATGGTTATGGAACTCGTCCTCATCGGGCGAAGCCCAGTAAGTTCACCAAGTGTAAGCCATGTGGAGGTCTCGGTGTGGTTGAGACACAGGTAGGCCCACAGGATGACTTTTGGTACTTGAAGTACCAAGCATTTCCGGTGTCACCTACTTCTGTGCAGTTGACGGGATGCCACTGCGGGACCGTATGCATGTGCGTGTGTGCACAGTGTAGGCCAGCGGTATATACTGGGGACACAACTGGAAGCATAACAATTATTGGAACCGAGATCCCCACCATTCTCTACCAACAAGTTCCGGTCCCGGTATCCAGTATATACTGGCGAGTCTAGTAGAGCGGTTGTGTCGTGAGCTTTCCCTTGGACCAGGATTCTCCAGGTCTACCATTTGAGCTTTCGCCGCTTTCCTTCCCTCTGGAGACTCCCAATGCCAAGTTTGCTAAACGGCGGTTATGCCCCTCCCGGTGTCTACACACAGACCTTTTTCGGGGCTCCTCCAGTTCCTCCCTCGGTTCCTCCAGTTCTTCCCCTGTTCATTGGAACGGGATTGGAGACACTGTCACAGAGCAACCTCCCAGTAGTTCGTGGGAGTTCCTCGACGGTGGACCAGCAGATTGTCAGCGAGGATGAAGCCGATAGGATGGTGGTTTCTGTCAACCCCGATGGGTCAATTACCCTTGGGGCGTTTGACGGGACGTCCAATCGCTTCCAGGTGAAGAACTTCCCGATCGTCTCTGGGGACGGTACGGGAACAGCTGCAACGGATACCTCGGCCGTGTCCGTCACGGTGAATGGTGACGCCATTGTGGTGCTAGGTCTGGACTCAGCAACGGGTTTGGTTGAGATCTCTGAGTACCCACTTGCAACGGATGTGGTGCTCTGCACCTACTTCTTCGACCGTACGGATACACAGGTGACCGATGACGTTTCGTCTCAGGTGACCACAACCGCAGCTATTCTAGATGGCCAAACGGGAGAGAACTTCGCGTTTGTGCTGAGCACGACAGATACCTTCAAGGTTGCCGTGGATGGTCTGGCCCAAGTCAGCATCACGATGCCCACGAGTGCTGTCAGTTTCACAGCGGCAGTGGTGGTGGCAACGATCAACGGTGCCTCGGGTATCGGGTCCCTGGTAGCAACAGCCTATACCAACTACCTTGGGCGGGTTTGCATTCGTTTGACCGCGGATGTTTCGATTGTTCTGGGTGACGGGAACGCGAATGGGGTTCTCGGTTTCGTGGCCAATCAGTCGACGGCTCGAAACCGTACCTTCTACGTGTTCAATGGCCCAATTGTGACCGGCGACGGTGGTGGCGTTACTTCCACGAATCCAGCCGATCTGGTGGTCGAAGTGGACGGGGTGGCAGTAACGGCCACTTCGGTTGATGGTCGTACCCGAGCGGTGACCCTTCCTGCGGCTCCAGTTGTGGGCAGCACGGTCACCATCCAGTACTACTTCAATACGTGGCAAGACACTTTCGATTACTTGGCAAACACAGGGATCTCAGCAATCACTCGTGCTGCAATTACTCCCAACAGCAACGGTGCTGGTGTTTTCATCCAGGGCTCGGACTACATCCTCAAGAATGACACAATCCTTTGGGGAACAGCTTCCCTGGTGTCTTCAGGCTTGCACACGGAAGGGTTTACGGCTTTCGGTTCGACCCAGGTGACCGCCAGCCTTGTGGACAATCGGGCATACCTCTCTCCATGCAGCACGGTACTGGTAACCTCTGGTAACGTCTCGGTTGAGAGCCGCACACAGTTCCAGCTTGCTTTCCAGCCCACGACAGGAAACGGCCGGAGCAATCCCCTCGGATCCTCGATGTACCTGACAGTGGCCAATGACCGGATGGACCTCCCGACCGATCAGCCAGAGCTGGTAACAGCTTACTGGGGCTTTGGGGTGCTGGATGCCCTGAATCGTGGTGCAGTCACGGTTCTCAAGGTTGACAGCGAAACGTCGACAATCACCCTGGGTTCTGAGGTTCCTGAGGGAGCCACGGTGTACGCCACCTTCTACTACAACACCCTGGTTGATCAGGCGTTTGTAGGGTCGTCTCGTGGATACACACTGACCTGTGTGACTCCTGGTACTTCGGGAGTGGGTACCTACTCGCTCGTAGACGGTCTCAGCCGCTCAAAATACGGCGTGACTCTTACCTCAAAGGGCACCGACCTTGCAACGGTAACAGTGAATTTCCCTTCGGGATCTGAGCTGTTCCCAGATGCCCGCATCGAGGGGGGTACACCAATCGACGAGACTGTGGTGGTCCGGTTCGAGACTTCCGATACGACTCCAGCCCGGTTCACATTCCCAGCATCCGGGCCCTACTTCACGGTTCCTGGACAGTCCAGCAACCTTCGAGTTACCATCGATGGTGTCGCAGGCAGCACGGGTGGGGTGGGTGGTATTGATCTGACTCTCCCCTCGGGTGTTGGACGTGCGGGAGCTTTTGCTTCTCTTCTGGGTGGTGAGGTTGCCTACACTGCGGCATCCGGTGAGACCACTTACACTGTGGTGGCCGGTGTGGATGACGTGGTCTCGGTGCTTGTGGATGGGGTTTCCCTCACGGCTACCTCAGCCGCAGGTGCTGTGACGGTCGCGGCATATGCTACTGCCATCAACGCAGCAGCTATTGCGGGTGGGGCAGCGGACCCCTACTACACGGCAGCGGGTAGTTTCGCACAGGGGTACACGGTTACTATCAACGAGTATGACCGTCTCATGTTTAACTACACGGGTGCCACATCGGGTACTTCGGGTAGCCAGACAGTGACCCTGACCCCAGCCACCTACACCGCAGCCACCTTGGCGGCAGAGATATCCGCTCAGATTGCAATCGCAGTGGGTCTCTTGGCAGCCCCCTTCCTGGGGTTGGCCATCGTGTGTACGGCAACCGCAGACAGCAAGATGCGGTTCACCCTCACCCAAGCAGCCGGTGATGCCTCGGGTGTTCTGGAGTTTATCGTTGGTGGTACTCCTGCCCGAGACTTCGCAATTATCGCTGGTATCGATACAGCGGCAGCTGCCGCCGGAGCACAGACCAAGCTCTACAGTGGTCCAATTGCTACCCGACACACAGTTGCAACAACGGGTGGGCGACTTCCATACGATCGCCTGATCCTACGCAATCGTATCATGCCCGGTGCCGGATCCCTTGCACCATTCCACGCCCTGTCCATTACAGGCCTTGCCTCACAGGGTGGGACAGGGGCAGTAAAGGCGGGTCTACCAGCAGGAGCAACCGGGGAGGCAGCCTATCGAGGAACAGCCTTGGGGCCAACTTTCCTGGGAGTGCCAGGATGGGTTGATGGAATTGGAACCGGCTTCGCGGATGCCAGAGATGGCATGCCAGTGGTTCGCTTCTATGATGGCAGCGATCCTAGCTTCCCGGCGAATAATGTCTTCAATATCACCGTCAATGGGGTGTTGGTCGCCGTTACGTTCACTGGATCTGGCGCAGGAACTCTAACGGCCCTTGGTCCCAAGACCACAGCTGGTTCAATCCTCAATACCATCCAGGCAGCTTTTTCGGCAGTGCCGGGAACCATCACCCCAGTTGCAATTCAAGAGGGGGCTGGTATCCGAATCTACGGGGCAGGGACAGACTCCTTCTCACAGACGGCAACCTTCATCATCGGTAGTGGCTCTGCCAATGCCACCCTTGGGTTCACCACAGGTGCAGTGGCAACCGCAACGGGTGTCACGGCCAAGCAGGTTGCTTCGACCCTGATGTCTCACGTTCAGACCTATGCTTCATGGGTTCTCGACCCTTCAGCGGTGGGTGCAGGATACTTCGCCAGCAAGGCAATTGCGGGCGTCGAAGTGGGTCTCACGAACAAGGAGTACGTGTACATCCAGAGCAGGACCCTGGGCACAGCATCAAGCTTTGCCTTCGCGAATGCTACAACCCTGGACGCACTTCGAACCGGAACAGGCCTGGGTCTGGTATCCGGTGATGGGGCGAACGGTGAGGCAGCCATCAATGGCTTCTTCGTCAAGTCCTCAGATCCAACAAATGGGTCGGGATCCGCAAACACCTCGGTCCTCAATACCGCAACCGCAGGTACAGGCCAGGATGGGTCGGTTGGACAGACTTACGTGGACGATGTGACGGGCCTCACCTTCACAATACTTCCACGAGACGGTGGCCTAGACTACCCAACGGGATCAAATGCCACCCTGACCTTCCGGTCCTCCACAACTATCCTCACGGATAGCAACATCCCAGTCCTGGCCATTCCTGGCCTGGAGCTGACAGTGTCCAACACGGTTGATGTCCCAGCAGGGGATACCGCCTTGGTGGAGACCTTCAAGCGTGGTGGGTCGGAGCCCTCAATTGGGGAGGCCTACTACGTCAGCTACAACTACACGAAGACGGACTTCACTCCTAAGCTCTTCGCGAAGCTGTCTGACGTGGTCAACGAGTATGGCCCCGTCTCTCCAGATAACCCCCTCTCGCTGGCCGCACACCTTGCCTTCCTGAATGGGTCAACAGTCATCGGTACCATGCAGGTACAGAAGACCACCGGTTCCTCACAGGCATCGGAAGCAGCTTACCTGACGGCAATGGATGACTCAGCGGGGGATTGCCTCCCAGGGTCACTCAGCCCCACAGTGTTGGTGTTCCTGACCCCAGCAACCGCGAACCTTGTCAAGAACGTGTCTATCCACTGTGATGTGCAATCGTCCATCCGGTTCAAGGCAGAGCGTACCGCAATCTTCGGGTTCGCAGCAGGTACCAGGGCAGACCAAGTGGGCCTAATCGCCCAGACCGCGGGCTCCACCCGTGTCCGGTTTGTCTACCCAGAGATCGCAACCGTGTCTCTCACGGATGTTTTTGGGAAGGTGAAGAGTTACTTGGTGGATGGTCGGTACCCAGCTGCGGCTCTTGCAGCGGCAACCACCTCCCCAACCATTGACCCGGCAACCCCCTGGGAGAGCCGCCAACTGGTTGGCTTCACCCTTAGCCGTCGCCTCAGCACGACAACGGCAAACCAGATCGCGATCAAGGGCATCACAGTCCTGGAAAATAAGCCCCCATTCGTCAAGGTCCGCCACGGTCTGACATCGGATATGTCCAATATCCTGACCAAGACCCCAACGGTCATCCAGATCACGGACGAGATGCAACGTCGCGTCAGGGCAGTCCTGGACCCCTTCAAGGGCCAGAAGTTCCTGCCACAAGTTCTCGGACAGATCGAGGGGCAGCTCTCGGAGATGTACAAGAGGGCAGTCGCTGAGCAGATCATCGCAGCCTTCAAGGGCATCTCGGTCATTCCAGACCCGGAGGATCCAACGGGTGTGCTGGCGGATTCGTACTTCGCCCCAGTCTTCCCACTCCTCTACATCCAGGTCACACAGCGCGTCACCAGCACCTGATAGTGACCGCCAGGAAGGGTCCTATAGCGCATAACCGCCCTATAGGACCCAGACCATTATGAAGCTCTCAATCCTCGCCTTTGCACTGTCCACTCTAATAGTTGCCTGTGTGGCACCCTCCCAACATGACGAGACTCGTTATGGTAGGGTTACCGTCGCCTTCGGGCCATCCCTTGATGGGGCATGGGATTGGTCCACCGATCAACTGGTAGACCTTCGGACCGAGCTTACAGCCCTAAACGCCCTAGGCCCAACGTTTGTTGAGGTTCCAGAGTGGTCCTCGCCAGATCTAGTGGTCAGGGATTGGTACTCAGGCCCTCACTGTGAACATGGTGGTGGACAATACACAATTGGAACCCACTTTGTAGAGGTAGATCCTGCTTGTACGGGTGGTGGATTGGGCCTCCGAGCAGCCGTAGGACACGAGTTGGGCCACGCACTAGGATTACAACACATCTGCATGGAATCGGGGGAATTGCCCGTCTGTAGCCCCGTGGGGATTGGTTCTGCTGTTATGAACCCAGAACTTCTCTATGGGGACCCCGTATCTGGATCCACACAGTACACGGGAATCTCACAGGACACCCCCACTGACCTAGACCTCGCCGAATGGCGAAGGTTGCATCCATAGATGCTCAATGTTTCCCCTATCACACGCGATTAGGTAAGGAAGACACAAGATGCCAAATCAGGACACCAATCATTCACACGGGGCACAGGGCTCAAGTTACCTGTATGACTACGGGACTTCTCCCAATACCCGCGTGGCAGTGAGCCAGAAGGTCCGTCTTCTTGCCCCTGTATTCGGGTCGGGAACAACCAGCCTGTATCAAATGGGCGTGGTCAGTTCCTTCTCTCCAAGCCAGAGCCGAAATGTCGATGCCGTTCGAGGAATCGGCATGGGTGACGTAATTGCTGAATTAGTTCCATCAGTTACAGAACCTGTCACTGGATCATTGGAACGGGCTCTTCTGTATTTGTCGAATCTTTGGCAGGCAGTGGGCTATGCGGCTGGCGTTGACGGCCCGGTCAGGTCACTGGCCCATCACCGTTGGCCATTTGACATTGAGCACCAGCTGGTCTTCTCGTCCCTTGCGGACAATGACCTTGGTGCGGCTAACCTTGGTACCCACATGCCCACGAGCGGGTTTGCACAGGGCGTCCAGCCAGTGCGATATCCCAATGTGTCCCCTGGGGTGTCTGCCTCAGCTACAGGGGCTACAGGGTATGCTGCCTCTCCTGGCCACTCCGCAATCATCACGATGTATGAGGCATGCTGGTTTACGAGCTGGTCGGCCACCTACTCGCAAGACCAGGGTCAGATTATGGAGTCCGGGGACGTCACCGTGAGCGATGTGCACGATTTTGCTTCGACCTACGGGGAGCAACTTTTGAGCGGTGGGGATCCCACCGTGGGCCAACTGGGCTCAATCCGGTATGGTACCAGTACAGTCGGAACAGCTGGTGGCGCAATCTAGTCTCTGAAATAAGACGGGCCAGTGAAGCGCAACGAACGCCTCACTGGCCCTAACAATCCCACCTAACAAACAGGTCGAAATGCTAACTCACCCTACCACTACCAATAGTGGTCTTTACGTCATCCGTCTCTCTGATGTCCATTATTACGGGGGCCGCTCCGTCCACTGTAAACGTCGGTGGAAGGAACATCTGTGGGATCTTCGTGCAAACAGACACGTTAACAAGCGCATGCAGGCTGTGTTCAATATCCATGGTCGATTCGAGCCTGAGATCGCCATCCCATGGGAGGAAGGAATGGACCTGGAGGCAGTAGAACAGAAGTGGCTTGATGAGCATTTCCGGAAGCCGGGTTGCGTGAATTTGAGTAGTACCTCAGATGGTGGTGGCGGGGAATGGTCTGAGGAATCTCGTCAGAAGTCCAGACTTACCTATAGGACCAAACCAGGATTGGCTGCAAAACAGAGGGAGATCCTGGATAGGATTCGTCCACAAGCACACCTCGCGCTTGCCGCCAAACGGGGTCCAAAGAGGCCAAAGCCCATTGCCAAAATGGTGAAAACCACTCTAGGATTAAGGCACCCCCCCGAGACCATCAAGCAGATGTCAGAGTCCGCCAAGGTTCGTTGCGTAGCTCACCCACAAGCCCACGACCAAGATACCCGCACCCTTATTTCCACCCAGCAAAAGGGGAGGATATGGGTTCATAACTCCACCACAAATCGCCGGTTGTGGCCCAAGGAGGCAGAGGAACTAATCGGCCAGGGATGGGTGTTGGGCAAAATCAATTTTAAGGCTATCCCAGATAAGCAAAAAGGGCGGATAGGAATTCGCAAGGGCCTTACCAGTCGAAAGGTGTGGCCCGATGAAGCTGAGGAACTCCTCAAGCAGGGGTGGGAGTTGGGGGACCAGAAAAGTGGGCAGGTGTGGGTTCACACCACTACTGGGGAGAGCCGTCTAGTATGGCCCCAGGAGGCCGAGGAACTCATTGCCCAGGGATGGCTAGCAGGTAATGGGCAGACCCTGCAAAAAGGACTGCTCTGGATTAATGATGGCTATACAAGCCGGAAGGTCTGGCCCAATGAGGTTGAGGAACTAACCAAGCAGGGATGGGAACGGGGTAAGACCCACCACTCCACGGGTATCCCCTCTCAGCAAAAGGGGCTTGTGTGGATCAACAATGGGACCAAGAATCGCCGCGTACAACCTGAGGATGTCAAGGGACTTCTCGATCAGGGATGGGTGCAGGGATTTCTAGGGTAGGTGGTAGCTCCTATTTGGTTGGTATGGTGAGGGGTACCACATCACACGCCCCTATCGGAGTCCCCAAACATGGCCCTCACCCTAAAAGATCTTGAAACCATAATGGCCCCTCTTTCCCTGGTGGGGAAACAGGAGGACACTTTTGATGTTAACGGGTTGGCGGTTACGCTGAGGACGTTGACTCCGGAGGAGGAGGTATTCATTCAGAGGTATGCCCGGGCAGCTTTTGCCGAGGGGGATACGACGGATCAGACGGGGGCACTAGACTTCCTGGACCGGCTTCGTAACTGCACCCTTGGGCATGCAATCACCCAGATTGGGACCATGGATTTTCGTGGGGTGGAGTACGTGGAGACTGGGGAGAAGTTGGCCAATGGGACTGCGGTCAAGGTCCGCAAGCATGAGGCCCTTATGGGCATTATCCAGACGTGGAGTCGGGGGATGACCACTTCGGTGTTCAAGAAGTTCAGTGAGTTGGTTGATAAAGTGGAGAAGGAGGTTGAAACCACCATTCACTTCGATGATGTTGACTATGATGCGGAAATTGCCAGATTGGAGGAAAAGATAGGGGATCTGAAGATTCAGAAGTCCCAGAAGGACCTTGGGTCGAATGATCTTCGTTCTGGCCTTGTAAAGAGAGCCGCCATGGACAGGCCATTTGCTTCTACTAAAGAGGACCTTCTTCCGACAGATGACGGAGCTGTTCCCGAAGCCCCTTCGAAGGAACCATTTGGCCAGGGGGATATGGTAACTGAGGAGGGGTCTTTTGTTGCAGTCCCCTCCGATGTGAAGAAGAGTGTTGAGCTCCCGGAGGAGCATCCTAAGCAAGTGGTCCCACCGGTCAGGAAGCCCCTTTTTGATATGGTGAAGCCCATGACACCAATCCCTGTTCGGGTCCCTCAGGTTCCCGCTCAGGCCCCTCAGGATCCGTTAGAATCTTCATTCGTTGATACATCAGATCCAAATGTGATTGAAGCTGAAAATCACAGGCTTATGGAGCTACGTAGCCGAACAGTTGTAAAGCCACCACATTTTTCGGCCAGAGAGGCATTTCAGGAAGTACAAAAGACGGAGCATCAGGTTGAATCCACTGAACCCCCTGTTGCCTCTGTGGTGCTTCCCAAGGTAGTGAAGAGCAACCTCAATCCCAGGTTTAAGCCGCCAGTAAACAAGGGATAGGGTGCGTGGCTACCACCACCCAGGATCCGTATGTGGATTTGCGGCAGCTCCTCACCCCGGGGTTTCTATCCACGACTGTTAACGTGGGGGGGCATAGGTATGGGCTGAAGTCCCTATCACATGGGGACTTGTTCCTACTGGACCAAGCAGTCAATGAGAATGACCCTACGTGGAAGCTTTGGATTGTTGCTCATAGCCTTTGGGTGGCGGATGGCATTTTTCTGTTAGAAGACGTGGTATATGCCCCAAAGGTAGTTTTTGAAGCCCTTTCCCGATCCAACCGAGCGTTGATCTCAGACCTGTTTGGGACGGTCTTGTGGTTGTTCAGACGGGTCAGGAAGGCTAACCTTTTTCTGGAGGCCTTCCTCTATGAGGAGGAATCCAGGCGCCTATGGGGGGCCGTTGGAAGAGGGGCTGTGCCACTATGGAGAAAATCTCCTGTGCCTGGGCTGGAGAGGCTGGGGTTGAACTCCCTACAGTCGGCGTGGATGTCCTGGAACCAGCTTGAGGATACCCGGGAGGAACAGGAGTACATTTGGTCCAACACGAAGGTGATGGTGTCTCTTCAATCTCACAAGTCCTATCAGAAGATGGACAATCGAGACAAGTCTCGTATTGAGACCGAGAAGGGTCGCCGTCGGGCTGTAATTGATCGGGTTGGGGCTATATATCGAGGGGAGCTTGATGATGCTGGGAACTCTAAGTTGCCTAATGGTGTTCGTTCGGCCAGAACTGACCAAGAGTTGGCGGATGAGATGCGTAGGTGGGTGACTGGGGATATGGATAGTCACGATAAGATCATCGCAGACTACAAAGACAGGATTAGGACGCAACAATTAGAGCAGGAAGGGGCCCGGGAAGAGGCCCTACGAAAGGTTCAGGCTAGAAAGCTGCAAGAGGCACATGTGCTAGGAGTCAGGAAGCCAGCCTTGGTGGGTCTCACTCAGGAGCAAATGGAGCAAAAGTTCAAGGGTGCAAAGCCGGGGGCCAAGTTCATCATTGAGGCGGATCCCGTTAGTCGGACTTTCAATCGCTACCTAAGACACGATGTAACTCCAGGGAACCTGAAAGTAGACCCAGACGGGAGGGTTGTGTCGGCGGACATGGCACAAGGGACATCCCAGGACCCCAAACCCAGCCTCCAAGAACTGATTGCAACTAGGAAGACCATTCTCAATGGGCAATGACCAGAAATACAAGGTCTCGTTTGAGGCAGACTTCAAGGGTCTTGTCAAGAACGCCCAAGAGGCGTCCTCCAAGATGGAGGACTTGTTTGCAGCCGCCATTAAACAGGGGGTCAATAGCAAGGGGCTTCAGACCCTTGCTAGGGATCTGGAGAAATCTGCGAAGAAAGAGGCTGAGGTAAAAGAGAAGATTGAGAAGCGGTTAGCTGTCAAGAAACTTCGGGACCTTGGAAGGGAGGCTGAGGTAAAGGAAGAACTGGCTGAAGAACTGGCTGACTTGGAGAAGAGGCTTAACAATAAGACCATAAAGGTGAAGGAGAAGATCCAGCTCACATCACAGAAAAAGGTGGCCCAACAGCAGTTGGCTTTGTTTACAGAATCCGCTGAGGCACTTGAGAAGGGGCTCAATAAGGCATTTGAGGAACTTACGGATGTAGTCCATGGCATGAAGAAGGCTGAGAAGTCCTCAAAGGTCATGGCTTGGTACCTGGAGAAGACATCGAAGGAGTTCGCGGAGACCATTACCGGGGTAGCTGATAACTTCGGTTCCAAGCTGACAGGCAGTATTGATTCAGGGGCAATTGCCCGGAGTCTAGGGGCCGCTTTGGGGAAAGGTCTGGGGTCTATAGGGGATAAGGCCGGTGGGGCATTCAAGATGCTCCTGGGTCCGCTTGGGGCCATCATTGGGATGCTTGGTGTTTTTGCCGGGGTGATGTTTGACACCGACAAGAAGATCAAGGAATTCAATAGGTCGACGGTAAAGACCTTTGGGGCTCTTACCTTGGCCAGTTTAGGGTCTGGAGATCTGTCCAAGGGTCTTCGCATCTTGAACCATACTGTTACCGACCTGATGACTAACTTCGGGGTTAATCAAGAGGAGGCAATGGCTCTTTTTGACGCCTTGGACAAAGGGGGTATCACACTCGATAGACTTACCCGCGGCTCAACCAATGCTGCGGTAGCCCAGAGGGAGTTGTCCACGACACTGGCAGATATCCATAGGGTTGCAAATGCGACAGGTGTGGGGCTCACAGAGTATGCTGATAATCTGACCAACTATGTCAATGACCTTGGTATGAGTCTGGAGACGGTCAACAACTCTTTTGCCACCATCTCGAAGATGGCATCACAGAGTGCTTTTGGAACCAGACGCTTCTATTCGATGGTTGTCCAGGCAACAGCTGGCCAGTCTTCCCTGAATGTTAGGTTGGAGGATACTGCCGACCTTCTTATGAAGATGACGAAGATCATGGGGGCCAAGAAAGCCACCGAGATGGTTGGTCAGTATGGGGGTGACCTAAGCCAGATGAACACCCAAGAGAGAATGCGGACGGCTTTGGTGGGAGGTAGGGCAACCAGGAGAGTTATTGGTAGGGAGGCAGTTTCACAAGCCAGATCCCTTGGTACAACAGCCACCTCCGGAGGTACTGGGGGGAGGTCCATGATCAATGACCTTACTGTGGCGTTGGGAAGTGGGCCCCTTGTAGATGCAATAGAGCGGGCAGGCACAGCATCCTCGGATCAAGCAGAGGAGGCATCTCAAAACCTGATTCATCAGATGAACTCGATGTCACATGGTCAGCAAGCAGCCATGGTGAATACCCTTACTAGCAGTTCCAACCCACAACTATCCAACTTGGGTAGACAGATGGAACAAATGGTGAAGCTCGCTCGCGCCACTCAGGGGGGGATTGGGGCACAGACAAACGCCTTCCAGGCCCTTGGTCCTAGGGGGTCAATTGCACTACGTTTGGCCACTATTCAGGAGCATTTTGGTAGAGGATTTGATGAGTTGTCTGGTGCAGAGAGGGCGGGGGCTGAGGCATTCATTGGTGTATCCGGTCCTCAGTCCGATGCTTTGTCTACACTTGCCTTCAACATGAGGGGGGGATTCACTCGACTGCAAGCCCTTCAGGCCAGGGGGAATGTAACCGCTGAGGAAAACTCCCGGATGGCAAGTGAATTGGGGGCAGAGATTAACAGTAGCGGGGAGGTGGTGTCCTCTAGTACAGGGCAGGTGATCTCCGACTCCAATGGGCTTCTTCTGTCCTACATGCAGCAATCGGGGGCGGATGAGATAAAGACCCGGGATGAGCAAACGGAACTGGCTTTTCAGACGATGGAGGCTACAACCTCTCTCGCCGATGTTGTTGAGAACAAGCTCCTATACTACACGCGATCCCTGTATGAAAATGTTGGGGAGCCTTTGATCCAATGGCTCGGCAAGCAATTGGATCCGGCTGGGGAGGCAAGGAGAGCCGCAGCTACAGAGATCCGTGGGGGAATTCGTGAAGAGTTGGGGCATGAACAGGAAGCTGCCTCCAATATCTCCGGTCAGATAAAGACGCGTGAGCGGGAGGCTTCATCCGCAGATACCACGATAGCTAGGAAGAGGGTGCTTCAGGGAGAGCTGACTGGCCTTCGGGGCAGGTATGAGGAGTCCAGAAGAAGGAGAGACACCTTAACAGATGCCCAACGGAGATTGTCTACTGGGGATATGACGGGGGTTGAGCGGACCGTAACGGTAGCTCCTCAGCAACAGGATTCCGAATTGCTTGAGGGGGGTGGTGGGGTAATTACCAGATTGGAGAACATGTTTGGGGTTGGGGATGCCGCAAGAACCCCGGGGCGGCCTACGACTCGCACAACCACTGCTTCTCCCACGGAATACCTCAGAAACCTAATGTCTGGGGCCGGGGTGTCTGGGAGAACTGTGGCTGATGTAATGCCTGGGGGAGGTGCCCCCTCGGCAACTCCAGAGGCTTCAAATCGGCCCTCAGCAGATGCCACAGCTATTACGGATACCGCCCAAGCCCAGGGTGAGCGGGCACTAAGAGAAACAAAACGGGTGGCACGAGCACAGACAAGATTGTTCACAGGAAATGCCGTCGGTGATGCCCTTGGCAATAGTAGTTTGCCTATGGATCTCGGGAGAGCAAACGCGCAAGCCAACTATGAGCTCCAGTTGCGGGACACCCTTGTGGGACAAGATATTGACCCGGACACTATTAACAGGATCATGCAGACCGGCTCGGCGGCTGGGACCAATGTGGCGGGTGATGCCAATATCACTAGGATGCTCGGTACCCTGAATTCGGCCCGTGCCTCAGTGGCCCCTGCTGCCCATGACTTCGTCTACCAGAACGGTGGCGGGAGACCCATCATTACTCCAATTGATAGAGAGGATCAAGTGGTTGGCTCGAAGCCTGGGGGTCCAATTGCTAGGTCAGGTGGTGGTGGCAACGTTCACGTCAATATCTACGGTGGGGACGAGCGTAGAGTGTATGACGTAGTGCGAAGGGTCCTCCAACAATCTGGAATCCAGCCTAACCGGGTTGGGTCTAACGCCTAGCCAATGCCATCCCAGTACACAGTCAAGTCGGCCTTCCAATCCCCCCTGGACGAGTTTACGGGGTCAGGGAAGCGTCCTGTTGTGTTTGACATCCTTGGGCCCGACCGGGAAACATCGCTTCTGCCAATGGACCTTAAGATGGTTCTGCATGTGAACCCCACCTCCATGCAATTCACTTATGCCAAGACCATCGAGAGGACACAGACTCTCGGGGGGTTCGTGGAGTTCCACTGGGGGGAGAACCCCACGGAGATCAGTTTCAATATCGCCACAGGGGGGTTTGTACGCCTCTACAGTGGACTCTCGAACGTCACGGGACCAACCCCATCCAACGATCTCATCCAGCCTGCCAGTGCCCGTGCTAGGTCGGTCAATGGCACCCGTAGGGATACCATCGCCTATGACAAGTTCCTGGACCTGCTGGCCCTGTTCCACAACAATGGGGCCATCTATGATAGCCAAGGGAACCTAGCCATGCAGGGCTGCATTCGGATCCTCTATGATGGTGGGGCATGGTGGGGGTGGTTCGACGGATTCTCGGTTGAGGAGACTGCTGACAAGCCCTATCAGTTTAGCCTGACAACCAACTTCATCGTGGAAAAGGAACGCTTCCTGATGAAGTCCACGAACTCAATTCTGCCAGTGGTGCCCAACACAACTCTGGCCACTCCTCAGACTCCTACGGCACCTGTGGCCCCCCCCAGTGCGCCACAACCATTTGCCTCCCCAGATCCTTCTGTTGCAGAACAGCAGGCCATAGCCCGAGACTTGGCAGGATTGTAAGCCAATGCCAAGAAACCCAGTTCAGCCAGCCAGCTTCTTCAAGGGCATCCCGGATACCAACAACACGGCCCGTGACTATGTGGTCCAGGATGGCATTCCTATAGATGGCAGCAATGCCCAACTCAGGAGCCTGTCCCCATTCCTCATACGGGTGTTGCTCCCTTCTATTCTCGGAGACAATGGGTCCAACCTGCTTGCTGCACCGCAACCCCACAACAGGAACCCTCCACCTGGGTCGGTTCGGGAGGACAACAGGAGTCTCACCAACTATTCGCAACCGGCTCAGACCGTTTCGGCCGATGCGGCTGTGGAGTATAGGAAGCTGACTCAGTTGGGGGGATCCCTTCCGGGTCTGTCTACCACATCCACGGCACAACTGGAAACCCAATATAACCAAGCAGTCTTCAATCAGGTGTTCGGACCAGCGGTTCGGGGAGCCATCCCTAACAGAGACCCAAACCACAGACCTGCTATTGTCCCGGCGATGACCAATGACATTTCCGCCCTGAGCCTTGCCCTTCAGCTCAAGAGGATGTCTGAGATCCCTCCGTTGCTATTGCTGATCAACCCTACCTCAATGCAGGTACAGTACAAGAAGATTGGACAGTTCCAGGAACGCAACCGCTACGGGTATATCTACCAGTCTTGGGGAGAGGAACTCCCCAAGCTGACCTTCACGTTCAAGATAGGGGCCTATGTGGCCGGACACGCATCATTGACTCAACAGGCGGTGTCAGGGGTCCAGAGGGCGTCCAGGAACGATAGTGCTTCTTTCCAGCAACTCCAGGCATTGCTGATGCTTTTCAAGAGTGGGGCCTATTTGCAGGACATGGTCCAGAACTCCAGGGCCTTCCCGATGATTGGGAACTTGGCCATCGAGTATGACCAAAAAACTTATGTTGGACACATGGACACCTTTTCATTTGGGGAGGAGGAGTCTCAACAGCATGGGGGGTTGGAGATATCGGTTGACTTCACGGCCATCAAGGAGTTTGATTTCGCTCCTCAGGTTTCTGTGGTGTCCCCTATGACCCGGCCGGATTCACTCTACAGGGGGGTGTCCGGTGGGTCTTTGAATCGTAGTGGCAGGGGGGGGTCTCAGTTCTTTACGGCCCCCACTATAGGCATAGAGAGCCAACAGGCCCCAGCCCAGCCTTGGGCAGGTGCTGCGGTAACTACTGCTGGTGTGCAGCCCGCAACCGTTTCATCACGGAGGCGGTAGGACATGTCCATAGTCAATCGACCTTACGCTGGAACCTGGGCTCCCAACAAGAGGGAGGTTGTGCAAACGGTCTGCGATTTTCTTGTGTACCTCAACGGGGACACTTCTCTTCCAGGTTGCAGGCAATGCCGTAGAAATATCGACATCCAAAAGTTCGTGACATCTGTCTCGATTGACTGTGGGGTCGAGCCCGGAGCCTCCAACTCCAGCATCTCCCTGGCAGTCCCACGGACCTATGGGGACTCCATTTTCAGGGATGGGAACACCCTCTTGAGGACGGGGCTGGAGGTACATATCTATTTCCGAGGGTACTTCCCCGTAAAGGGAATGACTACCTCCAATGCCCCCACAGCGGTTGGTGGCATCAACCTTGGAGACATCCCCCAATATCCCTACTACCCAGTGTTTCACGGGGTAGTGACTTCGGTTGGCTATGAGTATTCGGGGGGATACTACTCGGCCACCCTGACCTGTAACGGGATGCTCCATTTCTGGCAGCACCTCAAGTTTTCCACCTCTGGTTCGTTCTTCGGGGCAAGACCCACAAACAGCGGGGTGCACACCACCGTTACAGGGCATCCCCTGTCTGGCAAGTCCCCTTATTCGATCATGTACTCCCTCTACAGGGATACTGCGGGGGCCGCAGCCGGTGTGGGGTTTGCCCTGTCTAGCAGGTCCAACTATGGGGCTGTCAATGCGACTACGGGAGACTCCCTGTATGCACTGACTATCCGTTACTGGGAGCAGCGGTTCCGCAGCCGTATCTATGGGCTCCGTATGCACGGGGCGACGGGAGAGCTTTTCACATCCTCCCAACAGGCATTCCTGTCCCTCTATGGTTCAGGGTCTAGTGCCCAGGGGGGTCACCAGCACATTGCTGGACACAGTGCTGCAACGGCCCGCCCATCTGGGGACCCATTTGCCCAGGACATCCCTCTCAGTTCTTTGGTTGATAGTCGGGTCCTCAGGCAAGCAACTCGATTGCTGCCTTCGGAAAATGGGAGCCGCCTCAGTACGAATGCCCAACAGCTTCAAGCTTTCGCCACTGACTATGGTAGCTATGGGCAGGTGAACTTGTTTGAGTCCACCTATGAGTCAAAACTTGACATTGCTACCTCGGTGACGGGGGTCACGGGCTATGAGTTCTACCAGGATGTGGACGGGGACCTTGTCTTCAAGCCCCCACTGTTCAACCTGGATACCAGCTCCTCGCGGGTTTATCGTATCGAGCCCATTGACATCATCTCCATCTCGTTTACGGAGACCGAGCCGGAGGCCACATACATCATCATCAAGGGAGGGGCTTTCCAGAACACCCGTGGGTTGGTGGACGAGAGTGAGTGGGGTACCCGGTCCACATACGTAGACTACAAACTCGTGGCCCAATATGGGTGGCGCGAAAGTTCCATCGAGTCAACCTACTACAACAATGCCAAGTCAGCCTTCTTCTTTGGCATCTCACAGCTAGACCGGATCAATGCGGGGGTGAACGCTTGTTCGATCACGATCCCACTTCGGCCTGAGATTCGTCCAGGCTACCCCGTATACATCCCCCACATTGATTGTTACTACTATGTCCAGTCCATCTCGCATGCCTTCAATTTTGGGGGCCAGTGCACCACGACCCTGTCGTTGACGGCTCGCCGAAGGAAGTTCATCCCACCGGGAGACAACTCAGGGGCATCCGTTGGGGCAGACCTTCCCCAGGTGCAGTTGGATAAGACCAACATGTCTCCCCGGCCTCTCCAGGTCCTTGACAATAGTGGGATCCCACGGCTAATAGGGTTCCCCAACGTGGTCATGGCGCTTGACCCTATGCACATCAACCCGATGTTCTACTCGTATGGGTTTGGAGCGGAGTCTAGAAACCTCACAGCCACCACAGGTACCAATCGACGGGAGGTAACAGATGCCCGGCGTCAGACCTTCATTGGGGGATTCATTCAAGCCCTGTTGGAGCGTGGTGTGCTTATATCCCCTGGAAATGAGGGGGCCTCAACATCCTCAGCGAGGGGAAATACCGATTATCGAAGTACTGGCAACTCAACTACCCAATCATGGGGGGTCGCTATTGGAAGCCAATTTAGCACCTTCACGGTGAATGAGGCCGACCTTACTAGGGCTCTGGGCACCTTCATTACCACCAGAGACCTCACGCAGACCAGCATCACAACACTCAGTGCCACGGTGGAGAGGCTTGAGCGTCAAATTCAGGCGGCTGAATTGGCAAACATTGGGGGGGTGCAAGCACCGGCTACAACGACACCGACGAGACCCCGCACGGGCACCCATCCGGCCCCAGCTACACCCGCAGCTACCCCAGCGGCCCCAACGCCTCCGGCCACACCACCGGCCACCACTCCTGCAACGGCCCCTCACCCGGCACCCAGGCCCCGGGCCCCTTCGCATGTGGATGTTGCACACCTTCAATCTGAATTGGATACCGCCCGACAACGGCTTACAACTCTGACCACAAATTTTGACTCCCCCCCATCGGACCCATCTGGTACACAGAATGACATTTTGCTTGCCTATGCCAATCAGTTCACTGCGGTGGAACACATTCTTCATGAGGTGAATGGCAACCACACAGCCCATCCGAGCAGCCTATCTAGTCATGCGACCACATTGCAGGACAATGACAAGGTGGTATTGCTTTCCTACCTGATCCAACAGCTTCAAACCCGCTCGACCGGAGCAGTTCAAAGGGATATGGACTTCGACCCCACCGGCACCATCAACCTGTCCTCTAATACTTTGGAGCTACTGTCAGACCGTAAGGCATCAATGTCGGTCAACACCCCAGGACAGTACCGCTATTATTCCGCCTCCCACCCCAATCCGGCTCAACAAGGGGATGCTGATATCACTAGGCCGACAACGAGTGGTGGGACTACCACGACCCCCACATCGGACTCACCCACCCTATCTGGGGATCAACGTGCAGAGCACACCCAGATGAGCCCACAGGAAGCTGTGCGGTATTTGCGGCAGGCATACATTGCAGAGCGGGGGCAATCTCCTCCAGATGCTGTATTGGCTGTAATGTCAGCCCAGTGGGCGCTGGAGAATGGTGCTCGTGGTCAGGGTATGTATAACTTCAATTTTGGAGGGGTGAAGGCAGGAAACCGTTGGGTGGGTGGGAGAGTACATCTTGGAACCCAGGAGGGAACCACAAATGCGGATGGTACTGTAACCCTTCATGATACTAATGCTTGGTTTAGGGCATATGGGTCAGCAGAAGAGGGGTCCAGAGACTACTTGCGAAACCTCCTGCATAACCACGGAGAGGCAATTGATCAGGTACTGACCACAGGGAACATTGACCTGTATGCCCCGCAGTTATCGAGAAGTGGATATTCCACCGGGGATCAGGGGCAGTATGCCCGTAACATCCACAGATTGGCGACAACTTCCCTTAGGGAGTGGATCCCTCAGAGCCAGACAACGGAGGATACAGCCCCAACCCCAGGGACCCAGAGTAGTAGCACCCATGTGAACCCGGAGGAGGACTTGACCACAACGGTGGTTCGTCAGGCGTCAAACATTGAGGGGCTTCCTGAGGATAGGCGCCAGGACTTCGTGGAAATAGGCACCAAACACCGTCCTACCAAAGGGTTGCGGGTCCGTACCTTCACTAACACCAGGATCGTGCCTACCAGTGAGATTGTGTCCCTTACGTTTGGTACCAGTCAGATCAGTAGGCCCACGAGGGGAACCTCCACGGTTCTCGCCGTTGGGCACACCCCACAGTCGGCCATTGTTTTCATTAACAGTTGCCTCGCAGGCACTGCAACATCCCTTGTCCGGGCTCTAACCAACAACATGGCGGCCGTGTTGGGGAACATGACAATGATTAGGCCCCCCTCCGAGGCAATTCAGGGGGCCATCACAGGCATCGCCAACCTCAATACTGCTACAGGTCCCATTGATGGAACCCCCAATATCTCAAATGGTACCCCGAATGACGTGGACCCAAGCAACACCGGGATGCTGACCAACAGGCATCATACTATGACGGTGCTAGGTGCCAAGGCCCATGCTTTGGTGCAAGAGGTGAGTCAGGCAAACAGTGAGGCTCTGGCCCAAGCTATTTCTGCATTGCAGGATCTCCCCTCAAGAACCACTCAGATCCCAGCCACAATAACACAGCTTCTTCGTCCCTGGGAGGATTCCATCACGGCATTGTTTGCTGGGAGGCCCCTTCCAAACAGCAGGCCCTTCCAGAGGTCCACAGAAACCCGGTTCGCCTCTGTGGACAACGCTACTTTTTCCCCTGTGTTTCCCGTGTCCGACGCCAAGGGCTATGAGCATTATGGGTCCTACCAATATGGCCGGGGGCTCTCCATCGAGCCGGGGGGCAACTACGAGCGGTTGATGTCAAGTGACCCCCTTCGTTTTGCCAACCCGGCAGACCTGGAAGCTCTGTTGAGGGCAATGCGCAGGCAGGATGCGGATACTGAAGCCAGGGTCTTGGCTCGAATTGCGGCCGACCCTCAATTCGCAGAAGGTGCCCAAAGGGTATTGCAGTGGGCAGAGAACCCAACAGCCGGTGCCACGGGGACCCGTACAACCCAGATCGCTAATGGGCTGCGTAACTACATCATGTCGGATCGTGATGCCGTGATGAAGCTCCCGGTCAATAACGCAGCTTTCAACCTCACCGACCTGACTCCAATGGGGGACCCATTGGGGGGCCAGGATTCCTGTGCTTGTCGTGGGGCTGAGGCGGATCTGCTTCTAGCGGCCTATATGTCTGGAGCTGAGAACACTACCTTCGTGAGTGTCCAGACTCCGGATGATGCGGCTCGATGGGTGGCGGGGCAGATGGTACAGGCGGCACCTGCCTGGGCAGCCGCTCAGTCGGCTCTACGGGGTATTACCACAGGCAGTGGGCGCCGCTCCCTCTTGGATAGTGTGTCGGGATGGCAGTCAATTGCGAGCGGGGTTCAGTCTCAGGCGGATAGTCTGGCGAGCAACCTGACGAACACAACAGGAACCAACCGGCTCAATTCGCAGGCTGCCCAAGTTGAAAGGGCATCCAATAAGATCGGCCGATGATCTCCGGGTCGGTTTGGACGACAACAAGTAGCCGGAGGTCGAGAGTCCAGTCATGTGCGGATCGTTCCATCCACACGTCAAATGCCTTTTCAATTTGGGCGTCAAGTTCCTCTGGCGACCATCGGTTAAGAGCTTGAAGGTGAGATGCTACCCGTTTTCCATCGCCCCTGGAACAGGCACGGCCCAAGTCTCTTACTTCACGGCAGGCGGGGCATAGAGCCTTGAAGCCTACCAGAGTTTGGGTGTGGGTGGTGTCGTTGTATTCCCATTGCTCCAGGCATTCGATTTGGGAGGAACACAGGCATTCCTCACAGCGATTGCTGGCCCGTTGGCACACAACCTGATTGAGTAGGGTCCATTGCTTGGCTCCCAGTTCCGATTTGAGGCTCCAACTTTTGGTGGGTTCAGGTACCATTTCCAGGTGCATGCCAACCATACCGTGGGATGGTCAGTCTACTTCAACATGCCATGCTTCCGTTCCGGGAATGGAGAGAGTTTCCGTGGGTGGGATGTCCAGGGTGTCCAGGACGAACTCCTGGCTTTCGGCGATGACGTGAATGGTCAGGTGCCCAGGGCCTGTGCGGAAAATGGCTACCGCGGTGCTGACGTTGTTGCCCATGGCACAGGCCACCCCCATCAGGGCGGGGGTACGGCTGGCACGCCACGCTCCGGGATTGGTGAGGGGGTTGCAGAACTGGTACCCACGGGCTTCACGGATCTCGATGCGAGCCAACAGGTCTGGCTCTCTGAAGGCGTCGTGGAGTTCCAGGTACAGTCGTGATTCCACTCTTGGACCGATGCGAACCACCTCTTCAGCCCACAGGAGGCGGAAGTCGTTGTTACCCGTGGTGGGGACGGGGGATTCATGGACCGTCCTTGAAACGACCACAGGGGGGACCCTGGCGGCGGGCTGGCTGAGCCCGGGGACTGGGACTAGCAGGGTGGCAAGGCAGAGCAGAAACGTTGCGGTCTTCATTGGGGATGTCCTTCATAACCCTATCGGCATGGGGCACCTACTTTTTAGAGAAATCGGCAAATCAGCATATGGGGTCATGTATGGTCACACGTTGTTGAGTCAGATAGGCGGTGGTCATCGGTAGAGTAGCTATCCCCCCAGGAGGGTAGCATGCGGATTTATGCTGACGTGAATCGGTTCCCGGACTTGCTGGCCGGGGAGACAAGTTCTGTTATCATTCAGGTGGCTGGAACCCCTGAGGTAAACACAGCCACGCCTATTAACGGCAAATTCGTGGTGGGTATCCCCGATGGGGTCACCCCACCAGTAATTACCTCGGCGTCCAGGTTGCTGGACCCATCGGTTCCTCCTGGCATCCTTCCTACGATCTACAATAGTTTGCTGGCCCAGTACCCAACATATGGCAATATCCTTTACAATCCGATACTTAACGCATCGGATATCGCAAAACTCGATGCCACTGCGGTTTTCCCTTGGGATCCTGGGCCCCCTATAAAAACGTGGTCCTCACGGTTTCAGACGGGAACCCCACTGGGGGGCACGAAGGGGGTGGCCCCCAACTCGGTGGCAGTTCTTCCTGAGAACTCCACAACCACCCCGATTCGTCCTGGGGTATTGATTACGGACAAGATCGATATTGCTGCCTACACCGGGGGGCTTGGCGCTAGTTCCTTCGTGGTTTACTGGAAGGTCTATCAGATGTCAGTCACCAATGACGTGATGAACTACACGTCAGGAGTGAACACCCCAGCCCTCAAGAACCTGATTGAGGTGGATCAGGACATTTTGGATGTGTTCCTATCCTGTGACAACGGGGTGGGTTACACACAGGCTTCTAGATTGGCTACAGTTTCGACAGGTGTTCCAGGGAATGATGTGCGACTCGCGTTCATCAACCATACACGCTCAAAAGTCTACGTTACTGCTTACGCGGTGATGTTCTAATGGTAAGGTAAGTTATGACTGCTGAAAACTGGGGTCCTGGGGTTTCTCGTGTGCTTTCTGCCCTCGCTCGGCAGTTCACATCTGTGGTGTGGCAGGCAGACAAGCCGCCAACCGATGCCGAGTTGAACCTGATTTCTCAGGTGGAATTTGAGGCTCTCTCCCAAACAGTTCGTGCACAGGTTCATTCTGGATTCTTCCTTGATCCCACGCGGACCGAACAGGACTATCTGACGGACCCTCTGTATGCCAACCAGTTTGTCATTGCTCCACCGGCCACAGTCGGTGGCACCGAAGAGGCATCCCCGGTCCTTCTGGCAGCGGTCAATGGGTGGGTTATCCCTGTGGCAGGCTCCTATCTTCCCGAGTCCGCTGGTCCGGATGAAGTCGCAAATCGTGTGCGTCTTTTTCCGCCACCGACGACTGACGCTCGTTCTGACCTAGTATTCCTGGAGGTCTGGCGTGCTCTAGTATCGGCAAATCCATCCACGACCAATAAGCCTTCGGCTGGCTTCATTTGGAAGAATGGTAACACACAGTACGGCGGGACTAATGTCACAGATGACCTTGAGGATCCCTCGCTTGGATTTGAGACCACGAAAAGGGTCCAACTTCAATACCGGATTCGTGTGGTTGGGTCCGGTGATGCTGGTGGTACCTCGGTCGATCTAGCAAACTTCCCAGATGGCCTGACAGACCCTCAGGTTCTGGCACAAGGCACCACTGTGGCCCCTGTGGGTGGGGCGGTGTTTACCAACATGCGCCAAGAGCTTGGGGACCCCTCCCTGTGGAGGGCTGGTAGCGGTGATCCAGCCAATGCTCTCGGAACGGTTGATGGCTATGTTTATGCCATTCCAATGTGTGCCGTGTTTCGACGAAACACCGGGGCCTTCACGGCTGTAGCTAACGCTGGCAACCCAAATCAGAATGGGGCTGCAGAACGTACTCCGGCTTCTCATGCCCTGGCAGACCCACAGAGTGGGGCCCGAACTCTGGCCCTTGCTTCCTTGACGGCTGCCTTGTTGGATACAACGACAGGGTGGGTTACGCTCACCAACTACAGCACATCAGCATTGGGTGATGCCGACCTTTTTCCCATTGGGACAACCCGTAGGTATCTCGTCATTGGTGAAGGAATTGATGCCGAGGTCATCGCCATCAATGTGAACTCCGATCCGGGGGGGCATCCGAGTGACATTTTCATTGATGCTGCTGGTCGTGGACGTGCTGGGACGATGGCTAAGTATCATGCCGCTGGCTCGGCCCTTCGGCTGTACAACACCAATCCGGACGGTTTGTATGCTGATCAGATTGACATTACAGACATTATTGACCTTCGCCGGTCCGTGAACTTCGGTGACTGGGACTACACCCGTCTTCTTCAGAATGGTGTGGCGGCACTGGTCCAGAATAACTTGCACTCTTCGTGGAAGAAGGCCGGTACTGGCGGGGATACTGTGGGCACGGTTACCACTGAGGTTTCTTACCTACAGGCCCCCAGTGCTGTTCCCTTCCCGGCCCCCACACAAGTGGACGTGGTAGATGGGCCGGATGGCATTCGTACGGTGTGGTCAGACAGTGCAGCAATACAGGGTGACATCACGAATATCCTCGACCCTGGAGTGACTCTGGACGCCAACCACATCACGGCAACAACATTTGATGCAACTGTTTCTTCCAAGTGGGCTGTGGGGGCAGATTTCCAACCCCATGGGTTCCTCAATTTGGGGGTCGGGGTAGTACAAGGTTGGACCAATGGGTCTGTTATCTTCATGGACATTGGTGGGGCCACAGGAAATGATGGTGCTCATGCAGGTTTGGTGGGGGGACAGGAGTCCGTTCGTTTCTTGTCTCCCGCTGAAGTATATCTTCAGAACACAGACTCCCTCGTCGGAACTCAGTACCCATGGAAGCTACGCTTCGTTGGGGGTGTGTCAGGTAATGGTGTAGGTGGAGCACTTCCCACAGAAAGTCAAAATGGCTATCGGGCGGCAATGGTTACCTCTCCAGGAGGTTTTGGGGAGGATGCCTTCGAGCATCCAGGCCCAATGTATCCTTTGGCTGCTACGAATTTTGAGTCCCCCTTCATTGTTCTCGGTGGGATTCTTAATGCAGCGGTGGCCGCGACCGTTGTGGCCAATGCTGCCAATTTCGTTTCTGTTACGGCCGCAATAGGCACCATTCGGGCAACGGGGCTAGACTTCAACACCGTCGTGAACCTTCTGCCTCTTGGAAGAAGTGTTCGCACATTGCGGGATATCCTTACCAATGATGGTAAGGATATCACTGGAAGCTCATCCGGTCTATACATCGTAGTGTATGGGGACAAGGATTCCCAAGATAACAATGGGGCCTTCCAGGTTATTGGGGCTGGAACAGCAGCCGCGGATGGCGGTTCCCCCTATACAGATCACGCAGCGGCGGCTAATGCAGACAGTCTGATCGTACGCCCCTTGTCTGCGGATTGGATAGCTTTTGACAACACAGGCAATATAGTCACCATTGAGTTCCGTTCACAGGAGATCAATGCCGAGGATGACAACGGGAGTACAAATCCACCTTCTGGCGTAGCGGTGGTTCTCACGGATATGCGATGGTCTGGAGGGACAGTTTTCCCACCCACAAATCCTATTGCTACTGCGGATGCCCCGGCAACAACGGGGAAATTGGTGCCTATAGATAGCAGGGCTGTCATTACGACTAACGTAATGTGGTCCCCTAATCGTGGGGCCAGCACCCGCGTGCCAGATCAGATTGTTCGATTTTCAGCCAAAAATTCCGCTGCCACCTTCGTGCGGAATGACATTGGATCACTAGACCCTGTGTTTGTCACGGAGACAGGGTACCCGAGTGGGGATAGGGTGTATGGGGCAACACAGGTCCAACTCTGGAACCGCTTGCCTTCCAAGGGCATGTCAGCTCCCGCACTACCCTCTGGGTCCACCACCTATGGGGGTGTCGTTGTTGGTCTTACAGAGCAAGATCGAGAAGCAGAAGTTTTCGTTGACCCTGGGTCGAAGACAGTAATTTTCCGACCCCTGATCAAGAAGCCCATGATCCTCAAGGGACTCAATGCGGTAACAACGGTCCCTTCCCTCATTGGGGCTTTGGACTATCCGGGCGGTGGGCCCCTGAAGGACAACCTAGCTCTTTTCACCCCCAACAAGACGTTGGGGTATGCACTGCCTCCTGAGTATGCACCGAGGTTTGGTCGTCAAGACATCCCTTACCACACATACACAGGTGGAACAGACCCAATTTATCCAGGTATCAATCATTTGTTCGCGGATGGCTCTAATGCCAGCTCCCCAACATTCTACATCATTGGCGGAAAGACAAACCCGGGACCTCCAGGCTCAGCATTGGTTCAGTCGATTCTATTCTCGACCAACAACGGGGCCATCCTGTATGGTCAGTCGGGAACTGTAGGGGGGGCCCCACATTCTGCCTACGGGGCACGGAAGCAGTTCCTATCGGGGGTCGTATCTTCTGACCTTGGGGTAGGAATGCATGGCATTGAGCTGCCTCCCTATCATGGGATCGCCCGTCTCTATGGGGTGTATGAGTACAATGACTTCCTCAACAACCTAGACCCCACCTACATAGGTGGGTTCCAGAATGATCGGCTCACTCGTGTGCTCGGGAGCCTCTCTGGGGTGTCCGCAGTTAATCTCTTGCGTACTGGGGCATCTAAGCAGACCCTCTTCATCCGTCAGGGGGGTGGTAATGATACCACGAACCTTCAAGACTCGCATACCTACATCGTCCCCGATTCAGCCATCGACATCTCACTTGCCCCAGCATACACAGGTGTCGAGACCTTCGATAGCTTCAACTACGTAGTTGAGTGTGTGGTGTTTGGGTTCGCCGAGGGGTTCATCAACAAGAACAACTATGTCCTTGCAAGGAGATCAACTGGAACCGGCATCGTGGTGGTGGACACAGATACCTATGAGTTGATTGGCGTGGACATGATTCTCCCCGCGGCCTCCCCACGTGGGGATGCTCTGTATGAGGTGTACAATCGTACAGTTTATCAGGGAGATCCCTACATGACCAGGGATGGCAGTACCCTCCAGGAAGCGGATTACATGGCCCGCTATGGCCAGATCCCACAGGCAAGTGCAGTGTCTTTGGGGACCACGATCCAACAGTTCGACAGTGTTTCAGGGGCCATGACGGTAACACGTCCCAATGCTAGGGCGCTAGAGGTTCTGGCATCCATGGATTTCTATACCACATTGGGTACTGGTAAAATTGGTGGCTCCATGTGGTCTGGTACTTCCATTGATTGTGGGTTTACAGATCCCGTGGCAGGCAGGTTGGGAAGGCTGCCAACCTCTGGTTCAGACCCAGCATGGCGTGTGTTGCCCATGGCTTTCACACAAGGACAAGAGGCTAATGACAGTTTCGCCTCAGTTTCGGTCACGATCCGAGATTACCTGAAGGCTGATACTGGGGACCTTAAGGTGGCCCTGACAATGGGTCTTGCGTTCCTTGAGATAACGGCACCCTTTTCGGGACCAGCTCCTGCTTCTAATGAGGACATGGCGAGTAATCTGGCGAACACCATCAATGGGGATCTTGTCAACACGGCGCCCTATGTGAGGGCAGAGGTTTCTGGAGCTACCGTCACTATCACCGCAAAGGTAAGGGGCTCCCTCGGTAACACCTATCGAGTTGCTCTTCGCACGGGTATCGCTCCAACGGCAGCCCCAGTTCTCACTTTGGCAATGGCAGACGTGACAACTGGCCCAACTGCTTACACATCATCCTTCTTCAGTGGCGGGGTGGACGTACCCGTGAATGGTGGCCTTGGAAACTCGGTGATATCCCTGACGGGTATGACGGAGCGTCTCCCACTAGGAATCCTGGTCTCCGACTCGGACTTCCTGTCTGAGAACATCCTGAACGATACCTCAACGTCTCTGAGGTCATACTTCGGAGGAGTCCGATCGGTGTATGCTAACGTGCCCCTCACCAGTGGTGGGTTTGAATACACCCGGTTCCTGGGAGAACCCGGGGCCATTCTGGCCATGTCCGATGGTGGGGTGTTGCAGTACACTCCCTACACGCTAGCGACCCCAGGTGGCTCCCATGCTTATCGGATCTTCCGTGGGGGAGGGGCAGCCTTCATGCTCTCTGGCGTCGCTCCTGGAGGGCCTTTGACATGGGCCAGTGATACATTCCAACCCGCTCTTCAGCCTGTCCTCAAGGGGGCAGTGTTGTCCTGCAAGGCACTCTTGGTCAGGAACTACCATGAGGATGCCTTTGGGGTTGCCTCCACCAGGACGGAGGGGGATGAGATTCAGATGTTGATTCTCACTCAGGCCATCTATGGCACTCCAAGTACAGCAACCAACGGAGTGGCGCTGTCCGGCATCATCTCTCCAACAGGCTATGGCGAGGGGCTGGCAGCATCGGACAGGTACCGGTTGCCAGGACGCCCAATGGATCGCGGCCGGACTCGCACAGCTCCTGACCCAACCACCCAACCAGCCCCCTTCACCGTCTGAAAGTAGGCACGTACAATGGACCCGTCTCTCATGGATTCCTTCATCTCCGCGCTTACACACAAACAGTGGCCCCTTGTGGCTGGGTTTGTGATTGTGTTTCTCGTTCACTTTGCCAACAAGGCAGGCCTGAAAGACAAAGTCGGAGCCAAGTACGTGCCTTGGGTAGCCCTAGGACTAGGTATGCTTCTCTCGATTGGAAGCAGCCTCATGGGAGGGACTCCTGTAGCCGATGTTCTACAAACTGGACTGCTCTCTGGGGGTCTGGCAACAGCCTTCTGGGAACTTGCCCTGAAGGACATGCTAGGCATCAAGCCAGTAGTAGTGGCGGCAGGAACCCTCCCGGCTGCAACACCAGTTGTTGAGGCACCTGCCGCAACGGTGGTGGTAGTGGCCCCCTCCGTTGAGGCTCCAGTGGCTCCAGTGGTCGCCGCAGAGGTTGCAGTAACAACAACCACAACAACAGAGGTGGCCCCTACACCACCCGTTGAAGTCCCCACAACGGTCTAGCCAAGTAGAAAATCAAGCAGGTGCTCGGGATGGATTCCCATTCCGAGCATTGTGCTATCTTCAGACCGTAATCTCATTCCAAGCATCAATGATGCGCGAGATACCATAGAGGGTAGTGAGCACAAAGAACACCCACTTGGGGGAGTCCTGCGCAAACAGCAGGGCAAGGCAAGCTATGGACGCAAGCGTGCCTATAAGGGCCAGCAAGACATTGAACCACTTCATAGTCTAACCATACCAACTAGAACAGGTCTGAAGCAGGCTTCCCGTTCGAGGGGACCCGGAAGATATCGAGCTTCTTTTTGACCAATAGGATCTGTGGGGCTGAGAGGTTCCTGCCCGATTTGAGCTGTTGTCCAATGGAGACCGCGAAGTTCTGAGTCCATTCGTCGCCTGACCGTTTGGCAGCAACATACAAGTCCCTAAGGGATTGCACCTTCTGCTCATTGAAGTTGATGGTTTGCTGGACTTCCTCCCTCTTGGTGATTGGTTCCTGCTGGGGATCACTTGGGGGAGTAGCCTGTGGATTCTCTTTGGGAGCCTGACGCTTGAGGCCACCCTCTAGGGCACGCCAGTCCGCAGGCATGAGCACACCATCCTTCTCGACCTTCTGGTGCAGGTTGATGAAGTAGTTGTTGGCCCCCCATCCAGGGACTTGCTCGATCTTGGCTAGTACATCTTGCTTGTACTTGTCCCTATCGGGAATTGCCGCAATGGCATCATAGAAGTCGGAGGAGGGCATGTAGGCCCGCTTCATGGTGTCCACACCACGTTCCCAGTTGGTCATCCAACCCTTGGTACGTGCAAAGTGGGACTGGCCTTGGGCCTTCTTGTTGACCACCCGGCCAGTGATCTTGCTGACCAGTGCCAGCTGCATGGAGGCTTGCCCACGACCCATGGCGTCATCCGTGCTTCCAATCGTTGAGGATAGCTTGATTGCCACACTGTCACTGAGGGATATCAGGTAGACGCCAGCCGTTTTGCCATCTCGTTCCCATTTCCCCCGGTAACCAATGTTGTTCAGCCACTCTTCCAGCTCTTCACGGGTGATCTGGACATATGTGCTGGCTGCAATGTGTTGAGTTTCCATGGCTCAGATCCCCGCTTCCCAAGCTGCGATGAGGTCATCGTCAGCCGTTTTCTCTTCGGGCTCCTCTTCGGCAATGAGATCATCATCAGCCGTTTTTTCCAAGATAGGCATAAGGAACATGCTGTCCTGGCCAGTACGGAGAGCTTTCTTTACCCTGGCCATCCTGGATGTGGGCTCATCCTCGGCATCCCTTTCGTCCACGTCTTCATCTCCAGCAACTTCCTGAGAGGTGGCAGGGACCCCTTGGGACTGAATGCAGGCTTCCCCGACAAACTGACTGGGCTCTATAGGTACAACCTTGTCCCCTTTCTGGCGCATGGTGGGCTCGATGATGGTAACGGAATCTCTACCCCGCGTGAAGGCCACATAGGCCAGACGACGTTCCGACTCAAGAAGTTTGTCACTTCCCATGGACCTCTTGTGGGGGAACTGTCCTTGGGACATTGGCAGGAACAGGTGGTCACATTCCAGACCCTTCCAACCATGCACCGTATCGACCGTGATGAGGTTCTTGGTCCCCTCAGCGTCCTCATCATCGGTTTTGTTGTTCCTGTCGTTTTTGATGGACAGGGAGTTCACGTATTCCACGAAGTCATTAGCCTGTGGATAACGGGCAGCCACACCGAATAGGGGTGATACTGGCTTCAAAGCCTGTTGGATCAGGATGCTATCCGTGACTTCGTCCAACTCAGCCTCATCAGCTAGCAACTGTGCCTCATCCATCTGCTCTGGGCTATTCTTGATTTCAATGGCCAGCTGTTCCCCGAAGTTCTGGCCGTCTGGGCCACGGAAGTCCAGGATGAAGTTCAGGAGAGCTGCACTACCCCCGCTCTCTGAGAGCTTTTTGATTTCCTTGAGGTAATCCAGGTAGGCCACAAATCGGTCTCTGTAGTCTGATCCGGAGTAGAGTTTCTTGTACCCACCCTCCTCACAGAACCTGTAGAAGTCTCCAGCCCCAAGGTCGGAGAGCTTCTTCTTTACTGTATGAGGGCTCATTCCAAAGTAGGGGGCCGACATGCCACGGACGAAACTGTCGTTCCGGTCTTTTACTGATGTCCCTGGAAGGAACAGCTTGAACAAAGCCACAATGGGGCCGGTGGCTGGACCATCTAGTGGGTTTCGCTTCGATCGGAAGGGGATACCAGCACCAATCATGGCCATCTGGTAACCAATCAGCTCACTGTTGGTCCTGGCTGCTAGCCCATACTTCTTGTAGAAGCCATCCAAGTTCTCACCATTGGCCTTGGCTTCCTCATAGGCAGCTTGGATGAGTTCCACCATCATGCCTGGGCCTTCATCAGCGAAGCCAACTTGCCTTCGCTGAATGGACCCCTCTCCACGGGAGGGGTCCGTGGTACATGTCATTGGGATCTGCTTGGAGTTGAAGGATATCAGCTTGTTGGCAGCATCGACGATTTTGCTACCAGAGCGATAGTTCTTCTCCATGAGAAGGGTCTTGAAACCCTCACCCCCTGGTACAAGGTCGGATTTGCGGATGAATTCATCTGGTAATGCGCCACGAAACTCGAATATAGCCTGTTTATCGTCGCCTATATAGGCAAATGTATCCGCAGATGTTTTTCCATCAGTTCTTGGCTTGAGGTTGGAGGGGTCAATATATCCCGCAATCATCCCGAACATGATGTGCTGGCAGTTGTGGGACAGAATGCCATTTCCAAAGAAGTTACCTGCCTTGTCTACTGTGATGTCAAAATATGTACCCCCCTCTATAGGTTCAACAGTTACAATTCCGTCCAGGGATACAGGGGATCCCTTGATGGGCGGGAGAGGGTTAGAGAGGCATCTCTCTTCCTGCGTTTCCCGGATCCTTTCATGCATTGCAGATTTGGATTGCTTCAGGTCCGAGATGTCCAACCCCAATTGGGCAGCCATCTCCCGATATGCCGTAATATGTAGCATATCCTTTATACCCCACGATGCAAGACTTCCGTTTTGAACAGGTACCATCATCCCTGGATATAGTGATGAAGCCGTTATGAGTGTCAACTTTTCCTTGTTGAGGTACAAAGTCTCGGTCATTGTGCCGTTAAACTTGGCTGCCAGGACCACCGCAAAATCTCTGGCTTCCTGGTAATCTCGGAAATACCTGTTGATCAGCTTCCTTCCGTTCTTCACATTGTAAATGGCTCCACAATCAGGAGGAGCTTCCCCTGTCCACTCGATGCTTACAAAGCTGCCCCGAGGCAGCTTGCCCCTATGGGCTTGCAAAGTTACAATTCTACGGCTTACTTTCCCCCTGGTATTGGTGGAGTTGGTCCAATGGGGGAAACGAGGGTCCAGGTCATACTTTTGGAGCAGAGATAACCCATTCTTCCCAAATTCCTGGAAGAGCTTGTCAATTCTGGGCTGATCACACCCATGGTTGTATCCCTCATAAATGTATGTGGGGACACCATACTTGAGGGAATATGCCTGTTCTTTGTAGAGAATGTCCTCTGGGGTCCCCATTTCCAAGATCCACATGGCATCCGCATGCTCGGCAGCAGCCCTACTGTTAGACCCGCCTTTGGTCCGATGGGTGGGCCTAGTTGAGGTTCCTAGCCTGAATCCCATGTCCTTCCGGTACATCATGTACAGGGCCATTTGCCCTTCAGGTACCCGCTCAATATCAGTGGCGTATATTTGGTGATCAGGGGACATGGTGAGGGTGCGGCCAGTTGCCGTGGTTATCCTGTAACCCCGGGTCCAGGAGCTATCGGCTTTCGCCAGTATGCGATGAAATTCTATCCTTCCTGCCTCAAGGGAAAGGACATCCTCTCCAATGGTCAGATCCTTGACCATTTTAGTGCCACTTCGTGTAGTGACTACCGTGTCTCCGTGGACACATTTGTTGAGATCCTGGGCTTCATCGATCAAAACCGTCTTGTACTGCGTTTGCAGTCTCTTGAGGAGCTGTGGGTTCTCACTCAGGACGCGCGCTGCCTGAATGAGCTGGTCATCGTAGTCCAGACGTCCCTTGGTGGGGGTTGAGTTGGTCTTCAGCCACTCATAGGCCCCATATACTGCGGCTAGAATACGGGAGGAAACCCCCCCCTCTTGCTCCTCCCTCTCATCATCCTCAGCACTCGCACCATCCTGGGGTTTCTCAGCATCCACGAAGGTCTGTCCGGGGGCCACCAGGGTGTTTTTGTTGATTCCAATAAACCTAGCGAACACAGAGAGGGGGACCTTCTTCTTGGTGCCCTTATCATCCTCTTTCTCGAAGTCGCTGGCTGAAGCTCCAATGTTGAACCACTGCCCCGCTGGATTGTTGAGCCAGTAGTAGTATGGGTCTGTAGTGTTTTGCTTCATCTTCTGGATGCCTTGAGCCTCATATGCATCCATTTCCCCAGAGTCCTCAAATGCGGGCTCATTCCCATTCTCATCCGCAGCCGTCTTGACAGCCATGTTGGTGGATTTGAGTTTGCTGGCCACAACTGGCTGGGTCACAATGGTCTGGAGGATACCCCGCTCACTATCCGTGATGTCCTTGGGGTCCTTGCCCTTGAGACTTAGGAGGGCATCAATGGAATTCTGGATCGTTCCTAGGCCCAGGTACTTGTCAATGAAGGCACGGGTGGCCTCAATGTTGGCATTGGGGCCTGCCCAGATTTGGAATTGGTCTGGGGTTCTGTACTGTGGGTTGGCTTTCTCATATTTGGTTTGGTTCCCGTCAGGTGTCCGCATTCGGGACAGCTCATTGTAGAACTGTTTGACGCCCGGACCACGAATGGTGATCAGGGTTTTTGGGCCAAATCTGGTGCTCAGAGATTTTCCCTCCACCTTGAGAACACCCTGTTGAGAGCTCCTAAGAGCCTGTAGGGCCGTGTCAATCAGGCTGGCATACCCATTGGCATCTTCCAGGTAGACCTCGATTGGAGATGGTTCCTGGACAGGCACATCAATGGGTGCTTTTACGTTCGATTCATTGTTGATGGATGGGGTGGCGATGTTCCCCAGGTTGGGAAAGAAGGTCATGGCATCTTTGGGGATGCTGGGAGTCGAACGGGCCGACATCTTCACCTGTTCGATAGCCACCTTGATGAGTTTGTTGAGTTCCCCACCTTTGATGGCACTTTCAGACTTGTCTCCACCCCGGTCCCCTGCACTGATCCGGTATCGACCACTGCTATTGAGGACCATTCTGGCAATGGCATGTGTAGTTCCGAAGCCAGGATAGTCGCCACTCTTGGGGAGGTTCAAGCCAGCTTTTTCAGCATAGTCAAAGACACGCTTCTTCAGCTCTGCGGAGGATTTGATCGAGAAGGACACGGCCATCACGCTGCCAGGACCCTGCCCCAACTCCTGCATGTGGTAGACTACCTTGGAGGCCAGGACGCGGGTTTTTCCCGATCCCGCCCCGCTGGCAATAATCAGCTTCCCACGGGCCATTACCTGCTCCTCTTGGGCAGGGCTCAATCCCCCCTTGATTGCAGCCCCAACTTTGGTCAGGTACGGGGTCTTGGCACTGTCATTGATCTGGGTGGCCACGGCTAGTTTTACAGCATTAGGGTCGGAGGACTGCTCAATGGCTTCCTTGAGGGTTGACTTGAGGTCGGCCTTCACCTCTGCAATTTCTGCGGCTTCCGAGTCCCCAGGGTCGCGGGTAACGAGTTTGCGGTCCGCAGCCTGGATCTCATCCACAAGGCTCTTCACTTCTTGCAGCTCGTTGGCGAGGACTTCCTCCTCGCTCACGGCATTGCCACAGAGTCCTGATGCCTTGATGGCCCATTGCTTGAGCTTGTTGTTCCTACCGGAGGCAGATTGGATTGACGCCACCTCAAACAGCCGAGAAAGGGGGGATGACAGGGATGCCGCCCGGACCAGAGCCGTGGCCTTGGTGCCCACCGCCTCCAAGTCCTCCCGGAGCTTGTTGTTGTGGGCCTTCATCCGACCCAAGAAAAAGAGGAGGAGATCCCTACGTTTGGCGTAACCCGAGACCGGACTGCCCTTGAGGGCCATGTCAATGCGGATTTTGATGCGGAGATTGGCCTTCTCAGCCATGTCTCGGACCAAAATGTCGATGGCCGAGTCCAGGCTGGGGGCAATCATCCGGATGAACCGGTCAGCATCTAGCCTTTGGTTCTGTAGCACGAGCAGGTCTAACCCACTGTATTCTGTAGGTTTTTCCTCACCAGCCGTGGTGAGGGTTGCAATGAGTTCGTCCACAGACGACAGGGCGACGTAGAAGGTGGCATAGTCTACGAAATCTTTGGCGTCAATATCCACTTGTGGGCTCCTGTGTATAGCTTACCACCATACCGACCTATCAGCCGGATATTGCTTACCGGCAAATCGTCCACAGTGGTGTAAGGTGTACGCATGGCCGACCCACCTCTGAATCCCGCCTACGAAAAACTCAAGCAAATTCGCACCCGTACAGACTTGGAGGCTCGCCAGTCCAAGTACATGAAGGCCACCTTCACTGGATTTGACGGGGTGGAGAGACCCCTGAGACTGAGGTACTACCAGATCCAGGGGATCATGCACCTCCTAGCCATGAAACGGTTCCTTCTTGCGGACGACACGGGTTTGGGCAAATGCAAGCCCCTTGATAGTTTGGTTCTGACAGATCGCGGGATGCTTAGATTGGGGGATCTGGCCCCAAAAGGAACCCATTTGGAGCCAGATACCTTCTATGAACTTGATGTGCCCACTCAAGTGTGGACGGGTTGGAACTGGGCACCCATCCAGAGATTCTATTATGGTGGGCCCAAGCCAGTGCGTCGGGTGGTTACCAGGAGGGGCTATGAGACGGTTGGGTCCCTAGTGCACCCATTGTGGTCCAGGGATGGGTCAGGGGTAGAGGGGTTCACCAAAATGGGTGATTCACAATTGGGAGACTTCCTGTGTCTTGACAGGTCCTTAGTGGCTTTTCCAACGAGGGAGCCCGGGCTCCCCATTCCGGTTTTGGCAGATATAGCTCCTCACGCGAAGATTTACACAACACCAGATCATCTTTCCCCAGGATTGGCAGCTTTTCTGGCTTATGTGGTGGCAGAGGGGCATGCTAGTAGGTGGGCAACCAACATAACACAGTACAGGTCCATCAATCAAGAAGTGCATGACCATATCCGGCAACTTGGAAAAGGACTCTTGGGGTGGGAGGGGGACGCAGGAGACAAAAGTAGAGATACAGTGGTTACCATTAGCAGTGTGCATATCCGGGAGTACCTCCTGGGTTTAGGCGTTGAGATGGGGCTTTCGGCCACAAAGAGGGTACCTTGGCCTATTTTCCAAGGTACCAGGGAATCTGTAATCAGCTTCCTCCGGGCCTTTTTCGATGGTGAGGCGTCCGTGGATGGAGACATTCTGGAGATCAGTAGTGCTTCAGAATGGCTTCTAAAGGATATTCAGGTTCTGCTGCTTAGGTTTGGTATTATGGGCTCCCGTAACATCAAGGCCGTCAAAGGATACGAGCACAACACCTATTGGAGATTGACTATTTGTGGAGATGACGCGCGAGCTTTCCATGACACCATTGGTTTTCTAACTCCTAGGAAACAGGAAGCCCTTGCTAGACTCTTTAACAAGAAATCGAACGCCAATCTGGATGTTATCCCCCATGCTAAGACAATGGTGGACTCCCTGCGTGCAGAGATTCTATCTAGGTCGACTCGCAAAGGATCTAATGAGAGTAGAACCGGGAGTGGGATCAAACAGTTTGGGTTATACTTCGAGAAAACTCTGAACAACATCAGGAACCATGGTAGTAACCCCACATACTTTTTCCTCCATCATTTGATGGGGGTTGCCCGTCAGGTACAGATAGAGAATACGGATGCCTTCCAGGAGGTACAGTCAATCTGCCACAACCATTTTTTCTACGACCCCATTGAGTCCATACGAGATGAGCTTGCTGATGTGGCGGATATTGAAGTTGGGGACCCACAGCACTCATTTGTGGCAGATGGCTTCATCAACCACAACACTTTGGAGGTTATCGGGACCCTTTGTTACCTTTGGGAGAAGACCCCAGACCTCAAGGTGGTGATCCTTACCACCAAGTCCTCAATTGAGCAGTGGTCTGGAGAGTTCCAGAAGTTTGCTACGGGGATTACGACCTTCCCGTGTAGGGGGGTCCCCGCCCAACGCAAGAAGATTCGAGATGCCTTCTGGGCAGCAACCGGGCCTTCCGTATTGGTCATGGGGTACCGGACTGCGGTACAGGATTTCACGGACCTTCAAGACCGTACTGGGTACGTGTTTGTGACCGACGAGGCCAGTGCATACAAAAACTCCGCTACCCAGGTCCACCAAGTGTGTGAACATCTCTCTTCCAGAGCGGACAGAACTTGGGCACTTACTGCCACACCAATCAAAAACAACCTCATTGAGGGGTGGGGCATCTACAAGGTGCTGGTCCCTGGTTTGTTTGGCAACAAGAGCCACTTCCTGGACAACTTCTGTGTCACTCGATTGCAGCAGTTGCCAGGGACCCGTCGTAAGGTGCCCATCATCGTTGGGTACCGGGCCAAAGATATCCAAGCATTCAAGGAAACCATTGACCCGTACTATCTGGGAAGGGCGAAGTTCGAGGTGGCGAGTGAGCTGCCACCGCTGATCACCAAATACGTCAAGGTCGGGATGACTCCCCTCCAGCGGTCCAAGTACGATGATGCCCTGGCTGGTCTCTTGGAGATCATACGGGACAACAAGTCTGAGGAAAAGGAAGTCACCAAACTTACCGCGGTGACCTACTGCCAACAGATTGTTAACCACCCCGAGCTGATTGGGTGTGAGGGGGAAAGTGAGAAGCTTGACGCCCTGATGGAGTTATTGGGGGACGGGGGGGAGCTTGAGGGGCAGCGGGTCATCGTCTTCTCCCGTTTCCGCAAGATGGTGGACATCCTCATGCCCACCTTGAAAAAGGCTGGCATCAAGGCCGTCAGGATTACAGGAGAGGAGGACGAGAAGGAGAGAAAAACCGCCCAGGACGCTTTCCAGAACCCAAACTCGGATGTCAGGGTAGTGTGTATCACGACCGCCGCAGCTGAGGCCATCAACCTACAGGCTGCCTCCGCGCTCGTGTTTTTCGATACTCCCTGGTCGGGTGGGGACTACCTCCAGATTATTGGACGCATGATCCGTATCGGAAGCATCCACGACCGGTGCTACGCAATACACCTGATGGCAACTGGGACCATCGATGAAAGGGTTTTGAAGGTCCTGGCCAAGAAGATGGAACTCATCGAAAGTGTGCTGGGAAAACGCATCAAGGGGGAGGACACGGGAGTAACTGTGGACGTGTCCAATGACCTGAGCGACCTGTTTGACTCACTGGTTCAGGATGCCAGATCTAGGAAAGCGGCATGAGTGACGAAAAACCCAAGGTTTGCCAGAAGTGCTTTGGAACGGGCTTCGTGGATGACGAGAAGACGCATATGGGGATCCCGATGACCCGGGCTTGCTCCTGCTTGTTGGCTAAGGACATCAGTGACCGGTTGGAAAAGGCCTGGAAGGGAATCGTGCAGGCCGCCAAGATCACTGAGTCCCCCCTTCTGGATTTGTGGGATCAGGATGTTTTCATCACGGCATCAGCAGCCACCCTCAGGTCTCATTTGAGGCTGGTTGGCATTCATGTCATGCGCCAGTATAGATGGGGGTTCAAGGTGGTATCTGACTCTGATCTCATAACGGCATGGCTGGCCAATGTGGCCGTCTCAGGTCAAGAGATCTTCGACCCGGATGCCATGAGTGCATCCACCGAAAAGGCGACCCTTGTGGACCTTGTGGATCCACCCCAATTGTTAGTTATCCAATTGGGTGTTAAGTCGGCCCGCAACAGGGCAATGTGGGAGGTGTTCCTGGAGGCTCTTCAGCATCGTAGGCACGTTCAAAAGCCAACTTGGGTGGTGGACCAGCCTGATCACAGGTTCGATGTCAACCATATAGCCTTCTCAGATGCCGCCCTGACCTTCATGGCTGGGTGGGAAAATGTAGCCTTGGACGAGAGACGGCCATCCTCCGTGAAGGAGGCTGACCCAGGAACCATCGGCCTTGTGGAGATGGGATTTGCTCCTAAAGAAGATGCCCCTGATGAGGGAGAGCCCTCCGCACCCACCCCTCCTGTTGTGCTCAGTCTATCCACGGGCATCATGACTCAATCTACAGGTACAACCAGAGTGGTGGGGAGACCCCCTAAGGATCCTTGGGAGGACAAGAAGAAGGCTGACAAGAAAAAGAATAGGGGTGGTGACCGGTGAAGATTCTCCTACGATCATCATTCATTGGGTCTACCTCGGATGACCAGGAACTTGCCTTTCGCAACTACCTCGCCCTGGGGGATGCCTCGCTGGGGTTTGATGTCCCTGAGGACAACACCATTTGGGAGGTCATTCAGAACTTTGCCCGAACTCACAATCATGTGCCTGACGTTCGGACTCTACGTGCCCATTTTGAGCAGCTACATCAGCCGGAGCCCGTAGACCGGATTGAGATCCTCCTCACCCTCAAGCCCCTGTACAAGGGGGACTTCCTCCATAGGGTGGAAGAGAGGGCAGAGGAACGAAGGACACGTCTTGTCCAGGAATTACTCCGGGAGGCAGGGCAGATTGTCTCGACGGGGATGGAGATCAAAGAGGGCAAACAGAAGAAACTCATTCGCGGGCCCATTGATGCCATCCGGTTTTTGATCACCAAGTCCCATGATATTGTGATGCCCGCAACTGGGCAGCGTCTCTCTGGGGAGATCACTTTGGATGGGGAGGACTTCAAACGAGAGTATGATCGAATTGAGAACGACCCTCTAGCAGGATTTGGGCAGCATACGGGGATCGAGCAGATAGATACTACTCTCAGCGGGGCTAAGAAGTTTGAGCTGTGGACGCATGCCGCTTGGACGGGAGGGCTCAAGTGCGTTACGGGGGGGACAAGGCTTTTCGATGTGACAACCGGAAAACTTCGTACGGTCAAAGAAATCTTTGACACGGGGGACCTGCCCACAGTTCATACCCTAGATGAAACCAAATGGAAAATGACTACAGCACAAGTTTCTCATGTGGCAGAAAGTGGGGTCAGGCCAATCCTGAAGATTGAGAGCGAGACTGGCCGAAGCATTCGTGTATCTGGAAATCACCCCTTCCGAACTCCAACTGGGTGGGTAAATGCGGAGGATCTTTCCTCTGGAGATTGGGTAGCCGTGCCCAGAGACCTTAGGGTTGGGGCCAGAGTGAAAAGTCCTTTCACCGATGAGGAGGTTGCAGTTCTTGGATACTTGATAGGGGATGGGGGTATTATCGAGGATCTCACGCTTACGAATAGCAGTGTCAGGTGCTTGAAGGAGATGGGGATTAAGGAAGCAAAAGGAACTCGTAGGAAACAGCTTCAGGACCCCCCTGTTTTTAGGACGGTGGATAAGAGGGTCTGTAAGTCGGATGGCAGGAAGCACACGGATGTGATCCGGGTATCCAGATCTCCTGACCGTAAGGGGTACACTCCGTCCCCTGTTCGATTGCTTCTAGAGAATCTGGGGCTGTGGGGAGCAGGGGCTCGGGACAAACACATCCCGGGTGATTTGTGGGCTATATCCGATGATCAGGTGTGGGTCCTATTGTCCGCCCTGTGGGCGACGGATGGCCGAATCGGAATGGAGAAGTCAAGGGGAAAAAGGAAGGGGAAATCCGTCTTCTCATATGGCAGCACAAGCTATCAATTGGTGGTAGATCTTCAGGCTCTCCTACAGCGGGTTGGGGTTCCCTCTACCGTGAGTAAGGTTTCAGTAACCTGTAATGGGGAGCCCTATGACTTCTGGTCCCTTCTAGTTACATCGCGACAAGGTATGGGGCTGTTCTTGTCCAAGATTTCCCCAAAGGGCAAAGAGCCCACTAGGAGAAAAGCAGAGAAGTGGAACCAAACTGCTCTTATCAAATATGATGGGGATAGGATCCCAGCGTCTTTTCTTGCTGACATTCCCGATCTCACAAGATTCAAGACCCCAACAGGGTTTTGGCGATCCGTCAGGAGGGCAAAGAAAGGGGCCTGGGTCTCCAGGAATTATGTGAGGAAGTTCGCTGAGGTTGTAGGGGATGAGCAACTCACTCGTATGATGGAGGGGAATGTGAGTTGGGAGAGGGTTAGATATTCCACATTGGATGGGATGGAAATGACCTATGATATGTCGGTTCCTGGGCATGCCAATTTCGTGGCAAATGGGTTCATCACCCACAACAGTAGCTTTGCCATGAACTGGGCATACAACCAAGCAGTCTACCTAAAACATGACTCCCTAATTTTCTCTCTGGAAATGCCCTACATCCAGTGCCGCCGAATCCTCTACGCGATACACTCTATGCATGGCAAGTTCAGGGAAGCCAGGATCCAACTTGGTATCCAGAAGGACCCGGGTCCTTCCGTGAGCCTGGACTATGGCAGGGTCCGAGATGGTCAACTCACACCGGAAGAAAAGACCTTCTTGCTGGACTACGTGATCCCGGACTTCAATTCCGGGCTCTATGGCAAAATACACATTGAGGTGTCAGACCCGGACAAGAGCGACTTTAATGTGGCGGATCTACGATCTAGGGCAGAAGTCATTTACTCCAAGTCTCCCTTCAGTTTACTGATCGTTGACCACGCAGGTTTGCTGGCTCCACGTAAATGGGTTCCGTCCACGACCGAGAGACTCAACGAGATTTTGCGGGACCTCAAGAGACTGGCCATGAACTTCAATCGGGGGGCAGGAATGGCTGTGGTCAACCTGTTTCAGATTTCCCGTGAGGGGTTCAAGGCAGCAGAGAAGGCTGTAGAGAAATCGGATAATACCTATACAATAGGGCCGTATAACCTCACTTTCCTCAGTTATTGCAACGAGGCGGAGAGGAGTTCTGACATCGTGACGGCCACCTATTTGGACGAGACTCTACGAAATCAGAACCGTGTTCTGTTCCAGTGTCTCAAGAGCCGTGACCAAGCACCTTTCAAGAACTTCTTCGCACAGGTGGAGTGGTCATGTAGAAGGATCCTGACCACCCACGAGGTACCCATGATGGTCCCGAAGAGGGACAATGACAGGTCACAGAATGCACTAGACGACGTTGGAGACCTGTTTACATGACCAACCACATTGTGATTCGGGGAGACTCCTTACAGGTTCTCCCCACCCTGGAGGCGGAGTCCTTCGACGCCATCGTGACTGATCCCCCGTATGGGTTGTCAGTCGAGCCGGACATTGCGGAAGTGATGGCTTGTTGGATAGCAGGCAAGCCCTACAAGCATGGGAGGGCTGGCTTCATGTCCAAAGACTGGGATGCCTCAGTGCCTGGACCGGAGTATTGGCGTGAGGTGTTCCGGGTTCTGAAGCCTGGGGGGCACCTACTTGCCATGTCGTCCTCACGAACGTGGGACCTACTCAGCATTGCAATCAGGTTTGCGGGATTTGAGAGCAGGGACACAATCGCTGTGCATGGGTCAGTAGTAGTACCTATTGGGGTTCCTGCATTGCATTGGACTTTTGGGTCGGGATTTCCAAAAAGCCTCAATGTCAGCAAGGCCATTGACAAGCAGGCCGGGGCCGAGAGAGAAGTGGTTGGCCTCTCTCAGTATGCTGCAAGGGCCAATACCCATCCTCGGGCTATGTCCCCAGGGGACCTGCACAGAGAGGTTGAGGATACCCGTACTGAAACAGCACCCGCTACCGATGCCGCCAAAAAATGGGACGGTTGGGGGACGGCACTAAAGCCCTCACATGAAGTGATTCTAGTATTCCGCAGGCCACTTAGGGAGTCCACAGTGGCCGCACAGGTGCTGGCGACCGGTACCGGGGCCATCAATGTGGATGCTTGTAGGGTGGGCACTCCAGATGACCTGACTGGTAACCATGGCCAGCATGCCTTGGGGAGGATGAATGACGATGGGTGGAAGCCCCCACTCATGGTGTCTCCAGGCAATCCTGCTGGCAGGTGGCCTCCAAACACCCTGCTCTGTCATCTCCCATCCTGTAAGCAGGTCGGTACTAACACGGTCAAGGCCAAGCAACTCACCGCGGGTAGAAGGACTGTGAAGTGGGGGGTAGAAGAGGGGGGCTGTACCTACGAGAAGGGCACCGGGGCGGTTTTTGCAACCGAAGATGGCAAGGATGAGGTTCCCGCTTTTGAGTGTGCTGAAGGGTGCCCCATCGCAGAGATGGATAGGCAGAGCAATCAGGCACAGCTTGGTCGGGCTGCCTACTCGTTTGGGACAGGTCGGGCTGCCTACTCGTTTGGGACAGGGGGTAGGGCAAATCCAAGTGAGGTGAAGAAACCTGGGATGTTCAAGGGAGTGGGTGGTGGGGGTGAGGTTTATGGGGACTCGGGAGGGGCCTCTCGGTTCTT